CTATCTCACCTTATCCACTGCTATTTCTGAACCATCATAGAATTCGAAAATCGCCCCACTGTTGTTAGATATCGTAATCTGTTTCACTGTTCGTTTCATTAGTCCGTAGTCGTAGTTGACAATAACCTCGTTCTGCTCCACCAGACTCTTTATAAACTGCTCTATCTCGTAGATGCTCCTGGTCCGGTTTTGGCTTTCTTCCAGAAGTCGGTCATATTCTTCTTTTGCCTTATCGTATCTCTTTCCGGCCGTCCTGATCTTCTTCTCGTATTCTTCGAAGGCGATAGGCGTCACCTTTTGCCGGTCGATCAACGCCCGGAATGCTGCCTCCGCTTTATCAAGCTCTACGACTGCCCTCCGGATTATCTCCTCGTAATTCGTCTCGTTCTTAATAGCCAGGGCCCTTTCCATATTGCTTACGATCTCGCCTTTGTTTTCGAGAAGCTTATTGATGGCTTCGATAAACACTTCTCTCAATCGATCCTCATCGACCGCTGGTGTGTTACACTTGTCGCCATTGTATTTCTTATTGCAGCGGTAGACGATCTTCTTGTACTTGTCATTCGAGTGCCATACTTTTGATCCGTAGTACGATCCGCAGTCTCCACAGATGACCATAGATGAGAAATCCCTCGCTCCAGACTGATGTTTCTTCTTCTGGATGGCCTTCATCTTCCGCTGAACCGCGTTATATACCTCTTCCGAAATAATGGGCTCATGATGACCTTTCACGTAGTACTGCTGAAGCTCACCCTGGTTTCTGACCATCTTCTTTGTCAGGAAATCCTCAACGTAGAACTTCTGCATCAGGCAGTCTCCGATATATTTCTCATTCTTGAGAATTGAGATAATTGTTGTCGGATGCCATCTGTCCTTTCCGGTCACGGTCTTAATTCCATCGTTGGACAAATCTCGAGCTATCTGTGATGTGTTCTTGCCATCGAGGTATTCATTATAGATCCGCTTTACGATCTTGGCCTGCTCTTCATTGATCACAAACTCTCCATCTGGGCCTCTGTCGTATCCCAGGAAGTGTGAGAAGCCAATACAGCCATGTCCGTCTGCCATTCTCTTTCGCTGGCCCCAGGTTGTATTTTCAGATATTGATCTGCTTTCTTCCTGAGCCAGGGACGACATAATTGTGATGAGCAGCTCCCCCTTCTGATCAAGCGTATAGATATTCTCCTTCTCAAAGTACACTTCGACACCGGCGTCCTTCAACTTTCTGACCGTCGATAGCGAGTCAACCGTATTTCTGGCAAACCTAGATACTGATTTCGTTACAATCAAGTCGATTTTGCCGGCCAGCGCGTCCTCAATCATATGATTAAATCCGTCACGCCGCTTGGTGCTGGTGCCGGTGATGCCTTCGTCTGAATACATACCTGCGAATTCCCAGTCTGGTCTGCTGTTGATGTAAGTCTTGTAATACTCGAGCTGTGTCTGGTACGAGTTCTGCTGCTGTTCAAGATCAGTTGATACTCTGGCGTATCCCGCGACCCTTCGCTTTTTGGTATCCTGGCCATGTGTATCTTTCTTGACCTTTTTCTTCTGCGGGATCACCGTTACTACTTTATTTCCCTGCATTCTTTTGGTGCCTCCTCCCTGTCTTCCTGGTTCGTTTAATCGTTTTTCCCTCAGCCATAATGAATGCTACATGATCGTTGTACAGATCAATGCGGTCCACTTTGCGGACAAAGTCATCCTCATCGTCAAGTATAGTAAAAGTGATGCTCCGGAGCTCATCTTCGCCGATGTACCTTGCATCACAGACCTTGCTTATTTCATTCCCCTGACATTTCCAAATGCGTTTACCACGAATGGTGCGGCGGCAACAGGACCTACCGCAGTGCCCGCATTTCACTTTCCCCGTAAAACAGGTGAATGTTTTCTTTGGAGTCTTCTCTGCTCGCTCCCGCATGATCTCCTGGACCTGATCAAATATCTCATGCGATACGATACCTTCGTGGACACCTTCCAGAACGTATTGTGGAAGTTCTCCGTAATTTCTGGTCTTCTTCCTAACCTTTGGTGAGTAAAACTTCTGGAGCACTCTGTCGCCGGTGTAGATTTGATTCTTCAGTATGTCCTTTACCGCGATCCGTGAAAACGGTGCTCCGGTTGTAGTTGTCGCTTTGATGCTCTCCGCAATATGCTTCGGTGACATTCCGGCTATGTAGGATTCAAATATATAGCGCACCACCTTCGCTTCTTCTGGCACGATCACAAAGTTGTCACCCTGCCATTCATACCCGTAGCACCGCGAAGAATGATGATAGATTCCTTCCTGCATTTGTTTCCGCTTACCCCACTTCACATTTTCTGAAATGGATTCAGCTTCAGCTTGTGCAAATGATGCTATAAGTGATAGCATCAACTCCCCTTCGCCATCAAATGTGCTGATCCCATCCTTCTCGAATCTGACCTCAACGTTCAGTTCCTGAAAGTCTCGGATGCTTTGAAGCAAGTCAACCGTGTTTCTAGCAAAACGTGAAACGGACTTCGTAATTATCAGATCGACCTTCCCCCTGCGGGCATCCTCCATCATACGCAAGAAGCCATCTCTATTTTTCAGTTTTGTCCCTGAAATCCCCTCGTCAACGTAGATGCCGGCAAATTCCCATTCCGGGTTCGAGTTGATCAGCTCTGAATAGTATGAAACCTGGTTGGCAAGCGAATGCAAGAGCATATCGGAATCTTTCGATACACGAGCATAGGCCGCAACTTTACGCCTCGATACTTCTTTCTTTTTTAGCAAAAGCTTAGTTATTTGCATTCTTCATCGCTCCTTTCGTATCACCATTAACGCTCTGATCGATATATATATCAAGCTTACTTTGATACAAAATTCGGACGTCTTCGCATTTATATTTTTGGCTCATTTCACAAAAGAACCTCTTGTATTCATCGACTGTCAAAATGCCGTCCTGGAGCATCTGAAATGCATAATCCATTGTGACAAGAAATGGGATGTTGTAATTCGTGCCCATAAAAAACACCTCCTACCAGGTAGCCTTGGCAAGAGGTGAAATCTGACGTTTCATTAGTCTTTCATATAGAAATCACAGGTGTATCCATCGGCCCGGAGAACCAGTCCTTCCGCCCATGTTGGTACCCTGCCCATCTGCTCACAGACAGCCTCGAGGCTCATAGAAGGGTCCGCTTCGATGATGATCTCATCATGCACATGAGCTACGATGCTGCAGTTCCTCAGCGTTTTCATCGCATACATAAGGATGTCTCTAGCTGTGGCCTGCACGATGTTCTCCACAAATTTCGGACCATAGCTCTCGATACGTTCCCACTTCTTCGTGCTCCCGACGCCCTCATAGGTAACGGACACGCCTCCGAATCGATTCTCCCCGATGCGCGGCTTCACGTAGGCAAGGTTCCGGCCGGATGGAAGCGTGATGAAGAGCATGCCGCTTTGCCAGAAGAACTTGATCCCACGTACTGTCCGTGTACCCTTCTGCTTGACCACTTCCTTCACGGCCCGGTCAATGTCCCACCAGAATCGGACTATGTTAGGGTTTGACTTCCGCCAGGCATCCACAAGAGGCTGCAGTTCTTCTTCCGATAGACCCATCTCGAGTGCGCCCATCGCCTTCAGTGCTCCCGTGCTCCCGCCGTAACCGAGCGCGAGTTCTGCTATCTTCCCCTTCTGCCGGAGATGACCATTCACGCCATGCTTCTCAACCGGCACCTTAAACATCTGACTGGCCGATGCGCAGTAGATATCACCGCCTGACCTGAACACATCCGAGCGCCAATCCTCCCCGGCAAACCAGGCAATGACGCGTGCTTCGATCGCAGAGAAGTCAGCTACATAAAACCTCATACCGTCTACTGGAATAAAGGCTGTTCTGATCAGCTGCGATAAGGTGTCCGGGATATCGTCATAGAGTAGTTCCAAGGCATCGATGGCTCCATCCCTGACAAGAGCTCTGGCCTCAGCAAGATCGGATATATGGTTTTGCGGGAGGTTTTGCAATTGCACCAGCCGTCCTGAGAAGCGCCCTGTCCTGTTCGCTCCATAGAACTGGAACATTCCGTGACACCGATTGTCCTTGCAGGCAGCATTCACCATCGCCTGATACTTTTTCACCGATGACTTTGCCAGCTGTAGACGAAGTGATAATACTTTCGACACCGCCCCTTCCGTCTCGTGGATAAGCCCTGCTACTGCTTTCTTCCCAAGTGTGTCTGTTTCAAGTCCATTATCCGCCAGCCAGCCCTTCATCTGCACCACGCTGTTCGGATTCTCTATCCCGGCGATCTCCTGTATGGCCTCTGTCAGCCTCTCACGCACCATCTCATCGATCTTTATCGCTTCCTGGACCAATGGCATGTCCACACGTATCCCTCTGTCATTGATCTCCTGATCCAGATGATACTCATCCCACACTCCATCAGGAACAGGGAACTTCGCTAACCTCTTCTGGATCTGAACCTCCACTTCCACGTCGCGGATGTTGTAGGATTTGAACATTTCCCACTTATCGGGAGCATGCTCCGGCAGGTTCCGAATCCTGCCACCATTCGTTTTTGTAGGCTTGCACGGAGCGCAGAAATAACGGATCAGATCCTTCCCCTCTGCCAGCTTCTGCTTTTCCAGACCAAGGATCACTCCTACTCCCTCAAGTGAGAGCGGTAATCCCATGTACGCAGACCAGATCATACTGCACTTCCAGGACTTTGGATCAAGGTATTTCCCTTGTGGCAATCCAAGGAACACGGACAGACAGATCCTTTCAAACTGAGCATTGAAAGCCCATTTGGTGACCGCAGGGTCTACCAGGGCATCAAGCACTGCTTCCGGGACCTGTTCTCCCTGGATAAGGTCAACCACCCGTAGCGGACCAAAGTCCACGCTATACCCAAAGAGCATGATCTCAAAGTCTGGGCTTTCTGCGTATTTATACACCCCGCACTTTTGAAGGCTGCGGGAAGAATACGTCTCGACATCAATACTTATGTTTCTCATTCCGGCCTCCTATAAATAAGGCAGCAGAGAGCATTCCCTGCCGCCCAGAATCCTTATATTCAGTTTACAGTCACTTCCCATTCTTCCTCCGTGCTTTGAACTTGTGGACTTTATTGTCTACCGTGATGAGCACCATCCCAAGTAAAAGCCCAGAACAAGTTCCAAAGCAGATAAGAAGCATCCTGTGTTCGAATTGAGTCATGTTGCACCTCCTACGCCAGGAAATCCTCATCTTCCAGAGTGGCAAAATCGTCTGCTGCGGTGGACTTGCCTCCGAGCGGCTCTCCATCTCTGACTTTCTGGATGTTCCCGAGACCGCAGGCGATCCCCTTATTTCCATTGCTGTTGAAAGCGTAAAAATTCAGGGACACTCTCGCGTAGCAGCCGCTGTAGACTTCTGAACGGTCCAGGATCGGCTTCACGTTCCTGTCGACGATCTGCGGCGGGGTCTTGGAATTGGCATTGATGAACCAGTGGCCTTTGTATGCCTCATCATCCCTTTCGATGTCCCCGTCTCTTAAGGGCAGCTTGATCGCAGCCTTGTTCGGCTTCTTCCCACCGAACTTCGCAATCCCTTCCTCGATGGCCGCGTCAATGGCCCGGTTGATCGCTTCCACTGTATCGGTATCATCCTTTCTGATCAGCACCGATGTAGAGTATTTCTCCGCACTGCCGTTAATGGAAACCGGCTCCCAGCCATTGAAATAGGAAAGTCTTGTGTTAATTCCTGTAATAACCTTTGTTCTGTTTTTCACTTTAGCCATTTTACTTGTCCTCCGTTATTTCATTGAATTCTGATTTAGCGTTTGTTGTATTGATCGCTGGCCTCTTATCCGTAACAGGTACCAGCGTTGGTTTCCCTGGCGGCTTGTAGACAAGATCACCAAGTATCTCCTTAAACTTATCCTTGCCCATCAGCTTCTCCATGTCAGTGAGCGTGATCAGTGACTTCTGGTAGATGTCCTTATATCCAGCCTGCTTCGCTGCCTCTGCCACTGCTTCCTCATCCCGGTACTTCCTGACGGATCTTCCTGCGACCACCTTATAGCCAGCCCATTCCTTTCCGTGGTTTACTGCGGTTTCGGTGGCATAGGCTGTGATCTCGTTCGCCCACTTGGTCAGATCCGGGATGATGGCAAGGATCTCCTCGATCTCCGTATCTGTCAGAAGAGGCGGCTTTCTGAATTCCATCTGGGCGATCTTTAGCTTCTCCTCTGCTCTTGCTCTGCACCGGACTGCTGCTCTACAGAAGGTACACCATTCGCCAGGAGTGTATTCTCCCTCTCCGGCAAAGGCCATTTCCGCCTTGGGCTTCAGCTCGTTATCCGCCCAGTCCCTGAGTTCTGTTACGGAGATCGTCCAGGTGCTCACGTGCTCCCGCCTTGGCTGAAAGATAGTCATGGACACCTTATTGATGTCGTATAGAGCATCGTAGATCTCAAGCGCACCTATGGCGTACAGTTTCATCTGCGGATTGTTCTCTGCTTCGACCAGTACTCCCATACCGTACTTGAAGTCGATGATGTGGAGCCGGTCATCTGCGATAATGATGCAGTCTCCGGTGCCAAACCCGTCTGGGACGTAACAAGAAAAGTCCAGGTGCTGCTCGATGAGAACTATTGGGTCACTGCATACCTGCTTTGCGATTTCTAGCTGTTCCATGATGAAGTCCACATAGGCATCGGTACACTCTTCCATCTCATCGGAGTCATAGTCCGAAGTCGGCCGTTTACTCCTCATACGCAGTGCACGCTTCAACTTGTGCTCACACAGCGCATGTGCCGCAGTGCCTTCCCTGGCTGCCTCCGAGGTGGTATCCTCGAACTCAAGCTCCAGCCTAGCCGATGGTAAGCAGTGAAGCCACCGGTGGGATCCGGAAGCAGAGAGAATTGCATGATTACTCATCGGACATCCCCTCCGCTTCTTTCATGATCGCTGGGTAATGCTTCGGGTCTACCGCACTCAGCTTATCTGCACCGTAGCGCTTCAGCATCTCCCTGATCTCTGCAGTATGACCTGCTCGACTCTTGTCCGCGAGTACTCCTCTCACCTGTTCCAGCGTGTACTTTGGTGCTGCTTCTTTTTCTGACACCTGCTCAGATGATCCGTCTGTCAGCTCGCCGCATAACAGCTCCAGTCTTTTCGAGCACTCCTTCAGATCCTCCGCCGCAGCAGACATCAGCCTTGCCGCATCAAGCATGATCTTGGCCTTCTCCATACTGGTCACCTCCTCTCTCTGACTTACAGATGGCGATCTCTCCCACACTGTCACCGGGTACCAGGATAGTAACCTTGCGTCTATCCCCAAAGAGATATCGCAGGAGCCTCTCCCGGATGGTGACATTCCGGCAAGCGAATACGCCATCAGACTGTGGCTTTTCTGAAACACTGATCATGACTTTGTGTTCCACGTTTATTCCTCCTTTCCGAGGTGCTGTAGTTGTTGCCCTCTACCTGGTAGCCACGGGAGGTGATGATATCTGACGTTTTATTGCAAAAAAATAAAGGCCTGCAGGATTTTTCCTACAGACCATAAATATGGGATTCTTTATAAAGGATCAGGCGGCATTTGATCAATGTCGGTAAGTGTCATTTGCGCTACATCATTATACACTTCAAGTGTGCCAGTGAAATAGCCACCATTAAGACCCGCTTCAAGCATTCCTTCAAAGTTCTCAAAACCCATTTCTTGAGCACATTTGTCGAATTTGGGTAAATCTTCCCCCCAGATAATTACCTGAACACGATCAGGATCTGGGTAATCTGCTCCGACGTTGATGAAGAGTGGAGATCCCTCTATGTCATCACGATATGACCACCAATAATCTTCAATATATAGATTGACGGTCTGATCTATATAATCACCAACCTCATCATAGGATACTACGGGGTATTCAGATTGAACTTCAGAATCAAATTCATCCTCCTCGTCTTCAGCTTCTTCTTCCTCGTCATCGTACTCTTCAGAAGAAGTGTTATCATCAGAAGAAGAACTCCCCTGATTACTACAACCGCAGAAGATTAATCCCGAAAATACTAATGTACATGTTAACAGAACCGAAACAATAATGTTTAGAACTCTTCTATTTATCCTCATCACTCTGCCTCAACAACCTCAGAATCATCGTACTTCTGGATACTCTCGATACTGTTCAGGCAACCTCTCTTAGCCTTGTATCCTTCGCCTGTAGCGATGATCTCGCTGTTCCCTGCCTTCAGATCAAACATAATTCCTGTGTTGGTCTTTTTGATAATATCCCATTTCTTATGCTCCTTCATATGTCCCATTACTACATGTTCTATACATTTGGCAGATACACCTTCTCACGATCGAACAATACCACTAGTTGCTCATTATAGACATATTTAATTTGATTGATGCTATCAATATACAATGTCGCATGGCTGTCTTGTAGCTTTTTGAAATTTGTTAGAGTGTGAGTATCCTTTTTTACACGCGTATCTTTGAGGCTTTTCCCAGCGAATTGAATATACTTATTGATGGGGGTTCTATTCATAAGCGGCACTTTTGATACGACCTTCCCTGCACCCAATCCAGCGCTTGCCAATCCTTTCACTATAGTTCCATCAATCGATCTGTTCAATACTTTTTCCATTTTATCGTAGGCTTTTGTATATAGATTTCTATACTCATAACTATATTCCTTAATTTTATCGGACACGTCTTTCAGGTAGTCAGCATCTGTATTCCCCAACAGAAGAAGTTCTACGTATGAAGCCATGCTGAAAAGGTAGACTGCAAGTCTGTATTCTTCGAAAAGTGTATTGATTTTTTTTACTTCTTTTTTAACCTCCTGGTCGCCATGAAGCAACCACTCGTCGTCGAACAGACGGCCTTGAATATTATCATTGATCTTCTCTTTTGCAAAAAGAATGCCTTGTTCCGCTTGTTGTCTTATATCCATAGCTTTTAGATGGCTATTACTCTTATATTGATCATTGTTCCAATTGTACTGAAAATGACAAAGAATATCGGATAGGAAAATCAGGCTACCCTGAAGCTCTGTCTTTTGTTTGATATCAAAATACGTCATCATAGCATCCAGGGATTTCTGAATGCTATTCATTTTCCTTTGGATGTTCATCAGCGTGAGTGCCATACAGAACATTGTCGGGTCAAAGACAACGGGATTCAAACGTGCTTGTCCTCCTCCCACGGCTCCGTTCTCTTTCAATACCGTTCCAAGATAACCGCTCCCATCCTTAAAGGAGGCCAACTGACCCCCATTAGGAATAGTAACCCTGTATAAACCGCTCGTTGCTTCACCGCTACTAAACACAGTCTGGATGGCTGTCTTCACCGGTTCAAATCCTACTCCAATTGCTGGAAGATCAGCTAAAAGAATTTCCTTCCTGTCTTTTATCTCGTTCTGATCCTCAACGGGTTCTATATATAATTCCGTAGTAGCAATAATATCATTTCCAGCCATCTTTGTATGTCTCCTATTTTTTTATTTCAAAACTATTATACGCTACCGAAAACTAACCGGCAATAAAAAAACACCCCCGCACCCGAGATAATCTGAGATACGAGGGTTTGCTTTACTTCAACTTCCTGATATACGCCCTGGACTTCGTCTTCCCTTTCTTCTTGACCTTCCGGTAGATCGAGACCTTTATCTGTCCGCCGACGATCATCACATCCTCGATCTCGCAAACGTGGTCGTAGTGGTGCTTCTTGATCAGCTTTCCTTTACTGTCGTAGACACAAACATAATTCTCATGGCTCTGTCCCTGGGAGAATGCCCTGTAGATCTTACCGTCGTGGTAAGCCATCCCCTGCCCAAGTTTGTAGGTCTTGGAAAGCCGGATGACACCTTTCTTCCGGAACTTATCATCAAGAACGTAGACTTTCTTGCTGGCCATCTTCTTGACCAGATACCCCTTTCCAAAGCAGCAGATCGCGTTGAAGCCGCCGGAACATCCAGTCACGATGGCGTCTGGCATCTTCTCCAGGGTCTTCGCATCGATCCGGTGGATGGCGTTGCTCTTTCCCGAATGGGTGACAAGTAATACTCCGTCCCGAACGCAGCAGTCATTCCCATGGCCGATGTGGAGAGTCTTAGATACCTTGATGACCTCCTTCTCTTTACCTGCCTTGAGTTTTACAATCCTGGAAGTCCCCTTCTTCATATTCCCGAAGATGAGGAAGTAGTAACCCTTGTGGTAACATGTGCCTTCCAGCACGCGAAAGTGCTTCAGCTTTCTTCCGATATGCTTTCTAAGCTCCACTTCCTACACCTTCTTTCCCGTGAACTCGATATCAAGATACCCGCAGATCGCCTTTGCCAGTGCCTTGCCGTATTTCCTATAATCCTTCAGTTTATCAAGATCAGCCTTAATAGCACCGGTCTCAAGCAGCACCGCAGGCATGTTTGTCTGAGTCAACTCGTAGAGATCCGGACGCTTTGCCACTCCTTTATACTTCATCTTCATCTCTTTTGCAAGGGGTTTACCGATGGCCTTAGCAGCTTTCTTCCCAGCAGATGATACGTAGAGAGGATATACACCCGAACTAGCAGCCTTGTAGTCGCAGTGGATAGACAGATAGAAATCAGCTCCCTTGGAGTTCGCCCACTTCACGCAGCTGATCATATTCCGATTGTTCCCCTTGTCCGCATCGGTAAGGACTTTGATACCAGATCCTCTGAGATACCTGGCCGCCTCCTTTGTGATCTTCAGCATCAGCGCTGCCTCACTGTACTTCCCATAGGTGCAGCCAGGATCCCAGGAGCCGTCGATGGATGTCCCATGTCCGCAGATCAGCACGAACAGATCCGTTTCCTTATTCCACTTCATCTTCCTCACCTCCGTCATCAATAACTTCATCAGTTGTCAGTTCATTCGGCATCTCCACCTCGGGGAGCCCGGCAAGAGACGTCAAAATGGACAGCACTCCCATTGTGATCGTGCACCCGATGATCTCCTGCCAGGGGAGTTCCGTGATGCTGACCATGTTTGTTCCAATCAGGGTGGTCATGCCCTGGGCCATTGTCTTTACCGCACGGATCGCCGCGCATTTAATCCATACTTTGTTCATGGTCTTCACCTCCAATTAAAAAGGAGCCTTGCGGACTCAGCCGTTCAGCTCCTGCTTCTTTACCTTCTCCTTCACGAGTTTCATCCGTTCCTTTGCATCCCCGTTTCCGTGGAGACGCAGGTAGATCTCGTTTTCTGCCCGTAGATCATCCCACTCATCAAGATCGATCTTCTGCTGATCGAGCATCTTGTCACATCGGTCGATAATATCCTGTTTCAGAAGGTACATCATCCCAGTGCCAAGATCCTCGAGCAAGGACTTTTCTTTCTTCCGCTGCTTACACCGGTGCCTTGCCCATGCGCAGATCCAAGACAGCACGCCGCCAATTATAAAGCTGACGGCAGCCGTGATCCCGGTGTTTAATATGATTGTGGTCACGTTCGTCCACCTTCCTACGCGGTCCTATGCCACCGGTATACCGGCGTATAGGGCTGCATGACGTTAATGCTTGCCGCGGTTCCTGTGAATCCGTGATTATGGGCACCGCCTCCTCCTGTGTTTGAATTAGTCGTACCGGTATGATGATGTGCCGCCACCTCGCTAGTATTGACGGTTGTGTTCGCATCACTGTTCTTACCCATTCCGGATCTTCCTCCGGAGGCGCAGTAGTTCGCTCCATATTTGTAATCTCCAAGAGTGTGCTTATGCTTCCCAGCATCACCAGTCGTGAACCCGTGCGTATGAGCAGGAATCTCAGCCGTTGTCAGAGTATGATTCCCTACCGTGCCAGCTGGCGTATAAGACTTAGTCTCACCACCTCCGTCTACAGTATGGGAAGAATCGCGAGCGATTAGAACTCGACCATCCTCAATCTTTTCCCATGTTCCAGGCCACGATACTCGCGGATCAAAACTTGCATTACTCGTGTCATAATACGATCCGACCGGATATACGAGGTCGAACATAGACTGAAATGTTCCTGCTTTATCTCTCAGAGATACGTCCATCCCGATCTTGAAGAGCCCGTTTGGATGACTTGATTCCGTATTCTCTTCTGCAGGAACCCCAAACCCGATGCACTTTCCCTCCGGGGAAATGTCGATTGGAAAGAAACTATTCGAAAGAAAAGTGCTGGCTACGATCGAAGATCTTCCTGACACGGCAAGTGTGACAGAGATATCGTACCTTTTGTTCAGATCAAATGTTACGCTGCTGATGATCTGATTGACGTTAAGATTTGAATTTGAGACAGATATCGTTTGCGGTGTCGCAGATGACCCGTGCTCCACATAACTCATTGTAATAGTTGGGAGCACGTCTTCATATGCGCTCGTATTTCTGTTATACAACCTGCCTTTTGTCCAGTTGAACGCTAGCCGCAGTGCAGTCCCTGACCCAGGATCATCTGAAGATGTGCTTGTGTTATACCGCACCGCCTTTAGATTGCTTAGTGTTGGCGATGTATATTTTCCTGTCCATATAGCATATAAGGTAGCCCCGGTATTGGCTGTATAGCTTCCGCCTGGACTGTAGTTTGTCCCTGACCCATTCGATGCCGTATTCCAGGACACAAAATCACAATCTGAAAGCAGCGGGATAGCATTGGATAGTATAATCGTCTGATCTTGCGTCTTGATTTGTGTACCGGGAGCACCAGTACCTCCATTAGCGTTAAACAGAACCTCATAGGTATTCGGGATCCATATTGCATATAAGGTGACAGCCGCATTTGCGGTGTAACTTCCTCCTGGACTATAGCTTGTGCCAGTTCCATTGGATGTGGTATTCCATTCTTTAAAAGTATATCCCGTTCTGGTTGGAACTGTGGAGGATAAGGTCAGTGCTGTTCCATATGTCTTTGTTTGGCTCCCAGGTGCTCCAGAACCATTATTCGCGTTATATGCGACCGAATAGGTTGCAAGAGCAGGTATCGTGATAGACAGTGATACTGATGTATTACAGTTCTCCCAATCACTTGTTCCGTGGAATACCTCAAAGTTTACAAGCGCCCAGGTTACAGAATAGGACTGCGTACTGGTCGTTTTCGTATATGTTTTTGTATACTGTGCGATGAGTCTTGAATCAGTATAACCACTGCCATATGCATACTCTTTTGCAACGTCTACGTCACCATATACAGTTCCGTGGGAACCGGTGAGCTTAGCACTTTGTGATCCACCGTAAGCATCATACGTATCTGTTTGCCGTTTCCAGAAAGTTGCTGTGATGGTGTAGGAGGTATTTGTCGATGAAGTCGTATACTTGATTACCGGAGAAACACCATGGACGCTTGTACCTACTTTTTCAGCCATATTATTTCCTCCTTACAATACCTTGAGCGACAAATGTCCATCCGAGCGCATGACCCACCCAAGCTCTCCCACAGGATCACCGGAAGCATTTGTTGATCGCATCATAATATTGGTTGTCATCAGGGACGGAGCTGAGAAAACATCTGCGGATGAATAGGCGGTCTCAATACCATCGACAACAAACGCAAGCTTTGATGGAACGATCTTCAGATAGGTGTTTGGTTCACCAGAGGATTGTCCAGCCCACATCTTGATTGAAGGCGGAATCCCCTGAGAAGCATCCCCTGTATCGATAACAAGCTGCTGCGCGATTTTATCGTGTTCATCTAATCTGTCATCGTGGCTGTCGAGTCGATTATCAACTACGCCAAGTTCACCCTGAACCTCTCCCTTATATTGATCCAAATTATTTTGAACCCCACCTGCTGCCTGCAGTGCACCGTCTACTCCATTGTCTACATAGTTCTCGGTTGCGTAATGAAGGCTATTCCCAATATCGGAAACATCGGTGGGGATATCTTCCGGGTTTGCCTTATGATCAGCAGTATCTTGAGCTACAGCAGCTTTATTCCAGGCTTCCTTTGCCGCTTCATAGGAACTGCTTTTTGATACTTCAGACCAGAATACTCCGCTGTCTGTAAAGGCTGTTAGATCAACAAGATATAGGCTGTTTGTCGAAGTGCCATCATAGGACGGCTCGACTTTTGCCCAGCCACTTGGAATCGTACCTGAGGAAACAAATGCAACTCCCTGCGCATCAGTAGGTTTTGATGGCGTCGTGGTCGAGGATGCGATCATATAGAAGCGCCAAGTGCCCTGGATATCCCGTTCTATCGATACTGTGATCGACGCACTCGCCTTGATCGCCATACTACGCCTCCAGTCTTGCCTCGTACACCGCCTTATTCGTCACAGAGCTTGCATTAACGGTCAGTGTGGCACCTGTGCCAACAGCTGTGCTCCCGCCATCCTTGTACCACTTGATCGTCCCAAGGGCGGTCAGAGAGGATCCTGTCACCTCTGCGCCTGCCTTGTACACATGAGCAGTTAGCACCGTGCTCCCGGAGCTATTCTTGAAGATATTCCCGTTTGATGTAGTGATCGCCATCGTGATCGCATCTGCTCCAGCGTTTCCTTGGGGTCCCTGATTCCCCTGCGGCCCCTGGGGACCGGTCGCACCGTGAGCAGCAACCGCATAGGCTTTGGTGGACTTCCCATCAGAATATGTGACCACAGTCTTGGTCCAGAGGTACTCACCCACGGATGTGGCAACCGGAGTATCCGAGGTAAAGGAAGAATCCGCCGGGGCCGTTGTGCCGGAGCTCGACTTACAGTACTTTACGCTTGTGGTGGATACCGTGACTGAGGTTCCGTTGGTGCCTGTCCGAGCTACCGAATAGGAATAGGTCGGATCGCCGCTGGTATAGTTTGTGGTCACCTTCGTCCACAGGTACTCCCCTGCTCCAACAGAAGGCACGGAGTCCTGCCATCCTGAGGTCGGCGTGGTGGTGCCGCTTGAAGACTTTGCATACTGCGTTGTCTGAGAAGATATCCCCCTTCCCGTAGCACCAGTCCCTCCCGTCTGCCCTTTGAAGGCGATGGCAAAGGTGAATTCCTTGTTGATGCTGATATCTCCGATGCTGACAGGAATCACCACCTTGCCAGATGCCGCAAGCGCCGCTGCAAAGGTGATGGTCACCGGGACCAGGCTGTTTGCAGCACTTCCCACAGAGGCGGTAACATTAGTTGGACAGGTAGGGGTTCCTACGGTGGGCGTGAGCTGATCCTCCCCTCGAAAGCAGGCAACGTTTACGGTTACGCTCTGGGATGTCCCAAGAGATGAGGTCCCGCCATTTAGCGAAATCGCATCCATCGAAAGCATGATGGAATACGCATCGGTAAGGTCAGCAATGGTGATTTGATCTGATGTTTTGATAGCCATGATATTTCTCCTTATGTTATGAGTTCACATCTGAATGTAACTTTTGTATCTACTTCAGCTGGCGTAAGTGTCAGCGCAAAGCCGTCTTGTGATAATTTGTGATCGCTCGCCACGATGATTCCAAAGTCTGTATCATCAAGTCTCTGCCAGTACCACTGAAGATGGGCACTGGAACCAAACTTCACACGAAGATCCGTGCTATTTGTGATCCTGTCCTCTCCGGAATAGATGGTCACCGAAAGGACCGTCGAGACCTGGCTGTTCTTAAACACGGTCCCGCGTGAGGAATCGATTCGAAGAACAGTCGCATCCTCACCATCTTTCAGTGTGACAGTTTTATCGCCTACGGTGATCTCAGCCCCTGAGCTTGTCTGCCGTGTGGAGATATCAAGAGTGGTGAGAAGGTCTGACAGCTTCTTGTTCCCCCCGATCGTCACTCTTGAACCGCCGATGTTGATTGCATCCGGGATCCCATCGTTATTGCTGTCATAGAAGATGATATAGGCATCGTCCCCGCCGATATACTGTGGCCTTGTCGAAGAGAAGCTGATCGATTCTCCAAAGGTCGCTACCAGATTTCCTTCCGCGTCATAGACCTTCATGCCGTCGCCAGCAAGCAGGATCTTATATGAATTCCCGTCGTTAACAACCCAAAGGCCAGCATTTGTAAGGGCAAGATGGGTGGATACGTAGTTTGATACCGCTTCGTCGATAACAGATAATTCAAAATACCCCTCCGATGAAGGGTCACCAGAAGGGTTTACGATAATGTTGTATGTATCACCCACTCTTGAAAAGTAGTATTTGCCGGGAACAACCTCTGTATCTTCGGATAGTGCGTAACTACCGTGCTCCGAGATCCAGGTTAGTGTTCCTACCACATCCTCTACGATGGAAAGCTGCGTAAGAGCACCATTTGCAGCACGGTTTGCTGTCCTTGCAGAGACCTTGGCTTCTTCTGCAGACTCACCCGCTTCTGCTGCTGCCTGCTCTGCTTCTCCAGCCTTTTCCCAGGCCCTGCCCGCAGCTTTTTCAGCGCTGTCTGCTGCATCCTGCGCACGCTTTGCCTCTTTCTCGGAAGCCTCCGCTTTTGCCTGTGCCTGCGCAGCATCTTCCCGCGCTTTAAAAGCCTCCGTGTTGTCTGTCGGCGGCGAGGATACGTTTCCAGTCAGCCATGCTCTCCCACCTGATACTCTTACCTGGACGATCTCACCAGGGGATGCGTTCATGGTCATCCTGACGGGGGTTTCCTCCACACCGCCGGGGATATGCACCCATACAGTGTTACCTTCTACCCTGGTCACTTCTGCCTGAGTATCATAGGCGGAGGTCCCCTTCTTCCCTGCGGAAGTGATGATATCTACAAGCTGGCTTCCTGGATTTCTGCTCATGTCATCTTCACCTCCTCGCTTGTTCGGCAACCATGTCCAAGCTCCATCGTCTGAGCAGTAACCTCATATATCCCATCAAGACCCTGCTTGGGATACTTAAGCCGCACAAGATCACCAACAAATACATCCGGCTGAAAACGCCTCTCATATGAGGCTGTCACATACACAGACTGAAGCTCCCTAAGTCTCCTTCGCGCGTACTCGCTGATGCTCTCGCCGGAGTTAAAGTCACAGGAGATCTCTTCCGCCCATACCTCTCTACCTCTTGATACTGTGGAAAGAGGGCTATCCGGAGAGTCGTCTCTTGCGACCGCTGAAAGATCATCCTGCACGGCTCGAAAGACATTCGGACATGTGTACCAGTCGTGCTCCATTGATACTTGAGGCTCAATGCTGTCATGGGATACGGCATCAAAGAAACAGGAAGAAGTCTTTGCTTTTTCACAGATGATAACAGTCCCGCTTCCTGTGATCCGAAGCCGCCAGCCAAGTGCCTGCAGCACCTTATCTGCCATAGATAGCCTGGTCTCTCCGTCTTCTGCAATGATCGAAGTGGTAACGCTAGGCGATGCTCCTTCGATGATGACAGGTGCCGGGATAACGGAAAGAAGGTCCTTAACCGCCTCTGCTCCATTCATTCCCGCAGGGATATAGTAGCCGCGCATAAGGAGTACGTCCTGGGCGGGCTTAAACACCGAGTAGCACTGCAGAGTATTTGTGATATATAGGCCGTCAATATCCCGTGAGGGAGAACAGGCAAGCCCAGTGAACAAAGGAACATGAGCTGCGCTTCCCTTCTGCCTTGCATCAAGGTATATCCTGATCCACTGCTCTTTTCCCAGTTCATACCCCTTACAGGAGATATCCGCAGATTCGCGCAAGGCATCGTTTTCGTGTACGATAGATCCTCCCGTGATCTGAAACCTCTCAGTTTCCTTCCAGGAGATAGGGTTTACCACGTATGCGTAGTATGTCGATGTAAAGCCTTTGCTCCAGTCCATTACTCCCTCCATGCCTCATAGGTCTGTCCATCAAGTTCCTCCGGATCCACTCTGGTTACTGATAACGTAAACTCTGCCTTATGCTTGTTCTGGCCATAACTTCTGTTTTCTGACACCTGGATGTCACAGGAAAAGCTCGCACCATCCAGTGTTCTGATATGACAGATGCCGGGGTATGCCGCAAGACGGCGCATAGCCTTTAGCATCATCTGATCCCTTACAGTTACCGCAGAAAGACTGATCGATGATTTCATGGAGACTGATTTATTCCAATCCCCTTGCACAGCGCCCCCAAGGTAGGCTGTCTCTTTGAAGTCCTTCTCCCAAGTGTTTGACTGCGTGACATCGTAGAGGATTTCGATCTGCTCCCCGTCGTAGTCGATGATCCCATATGGGAGATGGAGAGTATCACCATCCTCAATCCCAAGATCTAGAAATGCGAGATCATTCTCATCGGTGATATAGTCGCCATCTGCTGTCCGGAAAACAACCCTGTGGCCACCGAACTCACCGATGGCAGGATAAGGATCTACGTAGGTTGTCCCAAAGGCCGCGCCTTGGACGATCAGCTCTGGCTTGTCAGATGAAAGCCGGTAGATGTCACAGGTATCACCCGCCCCTGTTCCTTCTGGTTCCACGAGAGTGATCAGGGCTGCGTCATCTTCGTAGGTAACACTCGCCTCTGGCATTACAGCCTGGTGCTGCCAGTGCACTTCAAACTCGATACTGTCAGAGGCGCTCTGGCCAAGGCCATCTTGCACGGTTGCCACTACCCGATACCTTGCTCCATCGTCAAGAGCCCCTATGAGGTCTTCCTTTGCAATGTAAACGGGAGCTTCGCCATACCGGGAGATGAGCACGATGCTCTCCCCTTCATAGCCGGTGTATTCCGTCTCATCTGGTCGGTCTACATGGTAGTCCTCTGCCCTCTCGATCCACACTGTAGTAGTCCCGCCAGTCCCCGCACCGCGTGCCTCGACCTGAAGCGGCATGGATCTAAGAGATAGCACAGATCTATCTTCTCCGTCTACTGTGATCGTCTGCGAAACAAGACTGGTTGATACGATCTCGCAGGTAAGTGGCTCTGCGATGATGATAGGCACTGGATCACTCCAGGAGTCTGAGACCTTGCCGGATCCAGATACCACCCTTACGCAAAGAAGATGCGTTTCCCCATGCTCCCATCCAGCTTCCTCTGCACTTATGGTAATATGCTGCGCTGTCTGTGTGCTTGCCACAATATCCCCGTAGGTGATTCCTTCCCCATCAATAGCTGCTTCACATATTTCTGCATACGCCTGCCCAGTTCCATCGGTCGTCACGTAGGACCAATATGCCGTGATGCTCCCATCTGCTGGGATCACACCAGCTGACAGCATCAGAGACGGGATCGCAGGTGCCGAGGAAAGGTCGATGACAACCGGCGCACTCCAAGGTCCGTAGGTGACATTGTCCCCAGATCCGATCCCTAGCCTCACCCGGATATACCACCGCACCCCTGTTTCAAGATCAGAGATATTCCACTCGCTGGCATGGACGTTTCCTACGGTGTACTCCTCAGGCTCATTAGTTGATTCCCAGGCGTCCTCATGATCTGCCCAGGATAAAACTGCAAGCGTCGCCTCTTTCCAGGACCAGTCCCAGGAAACGCGGATGGTGCCTGGGATAGAGGTTGATGTGGCTGTAACATTGGCAGGTGCTTTAGGTACAGTTCCGCCAGACCACACTTCGCCAAGAGATCTCATTTTTGCGGTCACGGTATAGCTTGATACTTGATCTGTGCGCTCTACTTCTTCGTATGATCCAACCGCCGCATAAATCCCGAAGGAATAGGACTCCTCGTTTGACCAGTCCGGACACTGCACAGTAGTGCTCGTGCTCCCATGCGGGATAATTCCTACTACTGCAGCCTGCCCCGGATTTGAAGATGCACGGTATAGGACAACCACAAAGGAGTCTGCCACTTCTGACTGATGCGATACGGTAATCGTCGCCCGGTGCGTTGCATTATCAGACTCCACGTTTTCGATCTCTGGTGCTTTCAGATTTCCGATCATGGCAGATACCGGCACCCCGTAGACGGTCTTATCTAGGTGCACCGTATTGATCCTGACAAAAATGCAGTGATCCTCTTCCAGTGTTCCATCCACAGAGGCTGAAATGGCGTTCGTGGAATCGTACCGTACAGACGTTGCAATATCTGTCCATGACGCAGATCCTGGACATACCATCCCAGGATCAGGAACCGCCTTTGCATACTGCACCACCATCGAATCTGTTGGATTAGCCGCATTCGAAGCATTGGACCAGGCAACGTAGATCTGGAAACCTCCTGCTGAGTTCTTTGTTGCGCTTGCTGATGTGATCACCGCCTGGTTGGGAGCAGCATACACCCTTTTTGCATAGCGCCAGTCGCTGGCCCCAGCAGGACCCCTCGCGCGTACCCGAAACCACCTGGTGTGGGAGCCCGTAGCGATATCAGAGGTATCCTCTGTGATCGTATGGGAATAGGACGATGCGTTGATCGTTCCTGTTGCCCATCTTTTGCTGCTGCTTTTCCAGGAGAGCTTTGACCCATCCGTCACGCTGCAGTCCGCCACCAGCATTGTCTGATACTCCGCATTGACATAGATCTTATTATCCGAATCTGAAGTAGCAACGCTCCAGGAGAACACACAGACATTTACGTTGGTTCCGTCCGGTGCTGCAGAAACAGATGGCGCATTAGGCTTTGCGATGCTGTACGTTTTATCTGCCCATGCGCTCCAGGTCTTCTTTTTCTTCCCCCGGACGCGCAGGCCCACTGAGGTGAGATACTTTGACGTCGCCGGATAGTAGGAGGAAAGTCCAAGTCCATAGTTTCTCTTCCTGACATCATCTCCAAGCTTAACAGTCCCGCCCCATGACTTCTGCTGGCTTGTCTTGCTCTCGAACTCCTGCCCTTTATTGTATTTATCTCCAGCCTTCCAGGACAGTGTCAGCGTTCCTCCTGACCGTGCAATGGAAAGGCCTGTTGGTTTCTTTGTTCCCATAGTTACACCGTCCTCATTTTAAGCTGCATCTGCCGGACAAGGCGATTCGCAAAGTCCTCAGGATTCTCCGCACCAGAGATGGTGATATAGTTGGTAACGGTTGCACCGGTATTCATCTCAGCGATCCGGTCAAGTTTTTCCCACAGGGTGTCAATCGGCACGACTGCCTCCGCCCCTGCTTCACCGACACCGATGACAGAAGGCCTCTCAAAGATCGCCCCCGTCTTATACCAGTCGATTCCGATAGTAGGTTTGGTACCTTTCCCGCCGATTCCCCAGGGCGCTTTTCCGCCGCTGATATTAATGTGCGGCAGCTTGATGTTCGAAAAGATCCTACCCACAGAAAGTGGGAACATCCCTTTGAGCCTCCTAAGGATACTTCCGATCTTATCTTTGGCAGACTCGATCGGGCTAATCATAGCAGACTTGATCCTATTCCAGGCACGCGATGCCGCAGAGCAAATACTTGACCAGAGGGAAGATGCCGTCGTTTTGATCGCCCGGATAGGCGTAAGCACGGCGTTTTTGATCGCGCTCCAGACAGAACTTGCTAGGCCCTTCATGGTATTCCATAGGCCTGCAGTAAAGCTCTTGATGCTGTTCCAGATGGATCGCCAGTTTGCACCGACCCAGGAGAGGAACACCCCGATGACCTTTCTTATAGTCGTCAGATAGTTCTTGAAGATTGCCTGGATGCCGTTCCACACCGCAGAGACGATTTCCTGGACCCCCTGCCAGACCTTTTTCCAATCTCCGGTAAAAAGACCGATGAAAATATCAAGGAGTCCAACGATCGCATTGAGTACTGTTTTTAGAATGATCGCTACTTGTCGAAAGGCTCCCTCAAATAGCGGGGCTAAGATCTTACAGAAAGCGTTCCAGACCTTCTTTAAAACCGATGTGATCTTCATAAAGCTGGGGCCTAGCTCATCCAGCCGCGCCTTAACATCTGCGATGAACTTCCCCACTGTCGCCTTGATGCTTTTCCAGATGGAGATCATAGTATTGCGGAACTTCTCGTTGGTCTTCCACAGGTGCATGAAGGTAGCGACTAGAACTGCGATCACAGCTACGATAGCCACAATGGGCAGTGAGATGCCACCGATAGCTGCTCCCACCTTAGCCATAAGGCCGCTCATACCTCCCACCTTTGCAGAAAAGGCAGCGATCTTTCCCGCCAGCATTGCAAAACCAGATATGGCAACGCCGACCTTTGAAATGATTGTCCCAAGGATTACAAGGAAAGGTCCAAGTGCTGCGATCACAAGTCCAAAGGCAAGGATCACACGTCTCGTCCCTTCACTCATTTGGTTGAGATGGTTAATGAATCCCTGCAAGGCAGATACGATAGCTCGGATCGCTGGCATCAGAGCGTCACCAAAAGAGATAGCAAGTTCCTGCAGCTGAGATTTTAAGATGGTGAGCTGTCCCATCAGGTTATCCTGCATGGTCTCTGCCATCTTCTCGGATGCTCCGTCGCAGTTTTCAAGTGCTCCCTGAAGCTTATCGATATCCTTCGGAGAGGCGTTCATGAGCGCGAGGAATCCGGACATGGCATTCTTTCCTGCCAGGGTTTTTGCGGTAGCTGCCTGTTCGGACTCGGTAAGTCCAGAGAAAGCCTCCCTTGTATCAGCCAGGATATCTGTAAGGCTACGCATGCTCCCATCCGCGTTGGTGGTGGCTATGGTCACATCCCCGATCTTCTTCCCGCTAATCGTGAAGTCCTTTGACATGGCGGTCATGATAGTACGAAGGGACGTTCCCGCCTGAGAGGACTTGATTCCGGCGTTTGCCATAAGGCCGATAGCCTGGGCGGTATCTTCTGCAGAAAAGCCAAGTGCTCCCGCAACAGGCGCGGCGTACTTAAAGGTCTCCCCCATCATGCTGACATTGGTGTTTGCATTAGAGGATGCAGCTGCCAGGATGTCAGCAAAATGCCCTGAGTCCTTGGCGGAAAGGCCAAAGGCGGTCAGGGCGTCCGTCACGATATCAGAGGTGGTTGCAAGGTCCTCTCCGGATGCAGCAGCAAGGTTCATGATCCCTTCCACGCCAGATAGCATGTCTTCTGTCTTCCAGCCTGCCATCGCCATGTAGTTCATAGCTTCAGCTGCTTCCGTCGCGGAGAACTTCGTCTTGGCTCCCATCTCCCTTGCCTTATCCCGGAGCTTATCGAAGTCGTCCCCGGTGGCACCAGAGACCGCAGAAACCTTACTCATGGCAGAATCAAAGTCTGCAGCTGTCTTAACCGAGACTGCTCCAAGGCCAGCGACAGCAGCAGAGACGGGCATAATACTCTTTCCGGCGGAGGTCATTCCATCCCCCACCTTCTGCATCTTGTCTCCGACTGCTGCCATCTTTGCAAGCTTGCTCTCACAGGTCTTAGCCTCAGCCTCAAGCCGTTTTAGCTCATTCTCTGTCTCCACGATCTCACGCTGGAGTGCATCATACTTGTCCTGTCCAAGCTCTCCATTCTCAAGCTGCTGCTTGGCCTGGACCTGCGCCTGCTTCAGTGCTTCCAGTTTATCTTTCGTCGAGCCAATGGACTGTTTCAGGAGCTTCTGCTTCTGGGCAAGGAGTGTGGTGTTTTTCGGATCTAGCTTCAGGAGCCGGTTCACATCTCTGAGACTGCTCTGGGTAGTCCGGATGGAGCTATTGACGTTCTTAAGTGCCTTATCAAGACCTGTGGTATCGCCACCGATCTCAACTGTGATTCCCTTTATCCTGCTTGCCACAGGCCTTCACCTCCTTAAAAATGACATCAAAAAAGCACCTCCGAAGAGATGCTTTGATAATTCAATTAGACCCGCGATCGTAAGGACCCTTATCTTTCCATATATTATTGTATCGCTGCCTATGTTTTTTAACAGTGTGTTTTATTGGCGATTTTCGTTTGTTTGATGCTATATCAATGCCTTTATTAAACAACTCTGATGATCCCGAGTCATTTCCACTCTTGTTGCTTGGCCTAGATTTCTTACCAATAGTCCGTGCAATTCGATGCGCCGCTTTCACCCCAATTAATATTTCTGCTTTATGGTTTGAAATAAAGTTAATTGTATTTCCTGCTGTTCTTGATAATCGTGCAGTTATTCCACGCCTTTGATCTGTAGGATTGCGTTCAAAATATGCATCATGGGGTGAGCGCTGTTGTTCGATGCTGATCGTGGGATTATTTAATGGCATACTAAGTACGATAACAGGACACGGTTCAAAGGAACCGGAATTAAACTCTGCAGTATCTCCCGTGAATGGATCAAAATAACCATTCGTTGGGTTTCGAAAAGATCCGTTATGCGCACCAAGATGTTCTGCTCTTGAGAGGAACTGTATGTTTTTAGACTCGCCTTGATACTCGGGATACTTTTCTGCACTCATCATATGGTGTCCTTCAAAAGCTTTCCCATTATCATCATACGCTTTACCTCTATCCAGAATATCTTTTTGTTGTTCTTGCGTCCAGTCTCGAGTCCCTTTTCCATCCTTCACTAATTGCTGTTCCGTGATCCACGCGTTAGCAATTGCCTTATTTGCTTCGGAGGTTCTTTTTGACATGCTTCACCCTCCGATCCCTAGCAATGAATGCAAATCATTAACGAAGGAGAAGAAGTTCGTGTAGACCTCATCTGGTTCAATCCTCTCGTCTTCGTGATTAAAAATGACGATTCTATCCATTCTTGTTCTCCAGAGGATAGGATCGCCTGAGGCCAGTCTGCCAATCACAATATAATCATCATTTGGCCTATCGTTGTCATTCACATCAATCAAAGGTTTGTGTGCTACACCGTATAATTGTATTCCTGCCGGCAAAAAGCATTCTCCTCCATCCGAAAACTTCAGCCATTCTTTATACTGTTCTGGAAAACTAATCTCATGTTGCCTCTCAAAAGCCTCTATCTGTTGCTCAGTCGCACCTTCAAGGAAAAACATCTTTCCTTGCATCTTTAATTGTTCAACAATGTCCACCAGATTTGGTACCATAATAAGCCCCCTAATACTTCCAAACAAACATTATGTTATTTTATTTTATCACAAATTAGAACTTATCGAAATCCCTTTGATCAGCTATACGAGCATATTTCACGCCGTCATTTGTTTTCTCTGTCCAGATATCGAGTACCAGACCTACGGTCAGAAGATCAAGGTCTGATACCGATATCCCAATTTCCATACAGCGCAGAAGGAACAGTGGCGTGGTCATATCCCGCTCACTTCTGCTAATCCTTTTTTTGCTTCAATGTCCGTGATCAAGTTCTCCCCCCAGAGAGTCAGGATCTCCGGGAGCACCTGGTAGATGGAGAACATATCGAACTGATCCAGCCACTCGTCGATGGTCTTCGGGATAGAAGGATCCGCATGGAAGGCCATGATATAGGCCACGTTCTCAAAGATCTCAAGATCATCGATCTCAAGGTCTTCATCCTGATCATTCTTCTTGCTATATGCCTTCTCCAGCTTCGAGAGGTCTTTGAAAATGTCTCTCTTGAACTTGATCCGGTAAAGACGTGGGATCGTAGCTGAAGAACGGAACTTTACGTCAGTACCGCTGATTTTGATAACTTTCTCAACCATTGCTTACTTCCTCCTCTTCTTCGCCATTCTGCGTCGCTTGGGATACATACACTGCCTGGTACCAGTTCTGATAGGTGGTAGAATCCACATCATCCCCAGTACGAGCTTTCACAAGACCATCTGAACGCGGGTCTGCTGTGATGGACAGCTTCTCCGTACCAGGCTCGATGGTATCTTCCTTGGTCTCAGATTCCAGAGACGGACGGGAGCATGTACACTTGTACATGACGTGCCGGATCGCTTTATCATCTCCGTCAAACTCAAAGAGCAAAGCGAACTTCGTGTTCTCCACGCCAGTGCTCTTTTCAATCAGCACACCCTTACTATCTTTCTCCTCGCCCAGGATGTCTGTCCGGAACCACTCCGGGATCAGTGCTATCTCAAGGTCTCCGCTGTATCCGTTGTTCGTCACAGAACGGAAGTACACGATGCCATCTGCATAAAACGGAGATGACTCCCCTTCTGCATCAAGGGCAATGGAAACCGCACCCGGGATCGCCTTTGGAGTCCCGTAGCTGAAAGATGTCACACCATTTTCTACTGTCTCTGTCAGGACAGCAGCGTGGACGTTTTTCAAGTTGTATTTTACTTTGTTACTCATTGTCTCCCTCCAATTCAAAATAGTACAGGACTTCGTAGAGCTTCTCGGATTCGATCCACACCTCAGTCCTGTCGTAATAGATACCGTGCTGGTCAAGCACGGCTTCCACAATACGTTCTATGTCCGGATCCTTCTTATCCGTGTAGAGCTCAAGGTGAACTTGCTCGATCTTGAAGAACACCTGACCGTCAGCAGCAAAGTGATCACTCCCTGGGATCAGGTAGCAAACAAAAGGCGGATCCGGTGACTCCCCTTCCGCAAAATGATCGTAGGCAGAAGGAAGCTCTATTTCTCTCATGATCTCAAGCAGTTTATCCATCTCTGATACTCCTCATAATATCCCTCTCGAGCTGCTGGATGCCGTGCTCCTCGGCAGGTGCGATGTGGGAGAATGCTCTTGTTCTGCCCCCTCCCCGCTTTGCATGGCCATGCTCCAATAGGTGCGCAAGCTGATACCGGTTCCTGGAATACACCGTGACTTCAAGAGAGTGCGTACTTTGCCTGGTCTTTTTCGTTGACCAGCTCTTTGCATATGCTCCCGTCCTACTCGGTGCTCCCGCCATGATTTCCTTACGAACGGTCTGTCCCGCTTTGGTGACAGCCTTTCGCATGTCGGAATCCACAAGATCCGCATACTCAGTCAATTCCTCCATCACAGCATCTGCAAGCCCATCAATTGATACCTTCTTACCCATTACCGTTTCACCTTCTTGCACCGGAACTTTAGCGCCTTCTTCTTGTACGAGAAATGGTCGATTCCTATGATATCGTAGGTCTCTCCATGAAATAGGATCCGGAAGCCGCTTTCAGTGATCCTTGCAGCCGCTGTGCACCAGCGGATCGTCACATACATATCAGGATGCTCGACGGTCTGCCCTGCCTCGTGACTTTCCGATCCATTCTCACCGGATATGGTCGCATAGCAGGTGTAATAGTCTACCCAGGTATTTGTGTGGTTTCCGATCCGGTCCGTCACGACCTCATAGATCTGGAACGTGACACGCTCGTTCAGTAATGCGATCTCCATCAGAAACCTCCCTCGTGCTTTGCAAAAAGAAGCGACCGAAGCATGAGTGCCATCTGATGATAGTCTGCATCCTCCCGGTGCTCATACATATAGCTAGCTGCATAGAGAACGGCAACCTTACCATTTGGCATCGCAAACAGTTCTTCTTCCGTTTCAACCCTCGCTACATCCATGCACAGCCTTTCGGCTCCGGCGATGAGACCACTGATCAGTGCATCATCATCGCCAAAGTCGATACGAAGATACTGCTTCATTTCCTCAAGTGTAATCATCAGTGCCTCCTAACTTGCTTCTACTCTGCTGGGGCCTCCACCTTGATTGTGATTTCCTTCTCTGCATAGCCATCTGCATTCAGGGTGAAGATGTAGGGCTGCTCTGCCACTTCCTCCGCCCGGATGTAAAGCACAAACTCGCCAGGCTGGTCAAGGCCAACGCTGGCAGCCTCAGCTGCATCTTCTTCGCTCAGTGAAGATCCTTTGAACTTAGCCAGTGCCACCGAGGAAAGCCCGGTCCCAATGCCAAGACCGATCCACTTATGGGTCCCCTGGCCTGGTGCAGAGCTCTCCGATTCCTCCAGGGAATCCACGTCCACTGTGACAATGATCACGTCATCTGCAATGGATACGGCGGCCTTTCCGTTATTGGCAGCGGCCACCTGATCGGTAAGAGAAGGCGCCAATCTTACAGCGAGATTCCAGGAATCTGGTTTCATTACCCCAGCATTCTTCAGTTTAACGAGCAGATCATTGAAGTCGTTTTTCAGGGCAGCCACTTGTCCGGCAGTGCTGGCAGGCTGGTTTTCAGCACCGGGGAAGCCAGATACCTTAGCTCCCTCCTCAAACTCAAGCACACCGCCGATATGAGTCACCTCGCCGCCCTGCTCGGTATAGTTCTTCGCGTTATATTCACTCATCTCTAACCTCCTATTTCATCTTCAGGAGCTTCACGCCCTCCGGCATGATCATCTTTCCATCTACACGCTCTGCGGAGATGTAACCGATCTGGCCGTTGGTCGCATAGAGCTCGTTCAGGCGCTGGACCGTTCTTCCCTGTCTGTCCCCGATCCAGTAGTTCTTGAAATCACCAAAGGCGATAGCAAGAGCTCCTGCTTCTACGGTCGGCACATACGGAGAAGTGTAGAGCTCGTATCCCAGAAGACGATCCGGCTCTCCAGCCTGGACAGAGGGCTGCCACAAGTAGGCACCGTTACCATCCTTCAGCTTTCTCAGCAGAGAAATGGTCTGGTCATGCATCAGGAACTTTGCATTTCTTCTGTACGGGCTTTTCAGGGAGTACACCAGGGAGATCATTTCATCTGCGGTAATACCAGTAGAGCCACTTGCAGTGATACCCACATCTGCGCCGTTTGCGGTGAAAAGACCGGTCGGCTGGTTCACACCCGTACCCACGCAGAAGGCTTCCTCCTCAGCGATACCGAAGGCTCTTGCGAACTCCTTCATGAGATACTCCTGGATGTCGAACACCGCATCCTGAAGAAGCTCATTGGATACCCTGGCAAGGTCGGTCAGTTTGTAGGCATCGATCTGCTTCTGACCGAAGGTAGGATTGCTCTCCTGGTAGGGAGCGTTCTCAAGTGTCCACTGCGCCACAGAGTGCCCGACCGCCACCGGGATCTTTCTCTCGTGCTGTGTGGTGATCACCTTGCAGAGCTTTCTCATGACGTTCTCTTCCTCCAGTTCCATCAGGATCTGTCTCTCGAAGTCCTCCGGGACCAGGTACCCGCCATCGGCGTCCGGCGTAGTGGAAAGGACGTTATGAACAAGGGGCCTGCCATGCAGGTGGCTGTCGAAATCCTCCTTGTACTCATCCGAGGCTCTGCCGGTCTTCTTAGGGCTACCTCCTGCCTGCTCCGGCTTCATCCGGATAGGATCATTGACCGGCTTATTCATCTCTGCCTCGCGCGCTTCCCTTCTCTCCATGCGCTTGATCTCGTTGGTCATGGCATCAAGATCATCTTCCATGCGGGCGTAGGTCGCATCGTCCTCTGCGGACAGCACGCCCATGTCGTTTCTGTGGGTATCGAGGAAGCCCTCCATAGTGTTCCACAGCTTCGCTCTTTTTTCTCTCATCTCAACAATAGTCATTGTAGTAATCCTCCTTTTCTTAAAGCAGCTTCTTATATAGAGACGCCCTGAGGTCATCCACAGAGCGTCCGGTTTTAACATCTTCGATTGGTTTTGTTTTCTCAGCCAGTTTGTTCATGAGCACGGTTTCTGCTGCATGGGCGGAAAAGGCGTACGCATCCTCTGCCGGGGAGGTCTTACTGTCCTCAATCAGCCCATCCGCAAACCCAAGCTCGACCGCTTTCCTCGCGTTCATCCAGGTCTCCTCGTCCATCATTTTGGACAGTGTCTTCCTTGGCTGGCTGGTCTTGATCTCGTAGGCGTTGATGATCGCATCCTTGACCTCTCCGAGCATGTCGATGGCCTTTTCCATGTCCTTATGATCCCCCATCGCAATAGTCGCCGGGTTATGGATCATCATCATAGCGGTAGGTGCCATCAGTACATCTGTCCCTGCCATTGCAATCACCGATGCTGCCGAAGCCGCGATGCCATCGATCTTCACCGTGATCGGCCCTTTATAGTCCATCAGCATGGCGTAGATCTGGCTTGCTGCAAAGCAGTCTCCGCCAGGTGAACTGATCCATATGGTGACCGGGCCTTCCCCAGAGAAAAGCTCGTTCTTGAACATCGCCGGGGTAATATCGTCGTCAAACCACGACTCCTCTGCGATGGTTCCGTAGAATTCAAGTACGCGCTCAACAGGCCCTTCTTCCTCATTTCGTATCGTCTTCCAGTTCCAGAACTTCTTCATCCTTCTTCTCCTCCTTTCCCGAAAATATGCCAGCGTCTTTCAGCTTGGTCATGCTCCCGTTAATAAGATATAGATCGCCACCCTCTTCTTCAGAGATGCGATCTAAATTCTCTAATTCACGTATATCGTTTGCGGACATCCAGCCGTTTTGCCTTGCCGTTGCATACCCCTGCATCCTGCTCGCGTAATCGCCTCGAAGTAGCCCGTCCAAATTAAACTTGATGAAGTACTCCCCCTTCTCCTCTGGTCTAAGAAGCCTTCGGTTCATACTGCTTTCCAGCCTTGCTACCCAAGGATCCAGAGTGTACTTCACAAACTCAAGACTCTGCTGCTCTATGTTGGAGAACGTGGAATGCTCCATGCTCCCGATCATGTGCTGCGGGACACGGAAGATACGTGCGATCTCCTCGATCTGAAACTTCCTGGTCTCAAGAAACTGCGCTTGATCAGGCGGGATAGAAATTGGAGAATATTTCATACCTTCCTCCAAAACGGCCACCTTTCCGGCGTTGTCGCTTCCTCCAAAAGTCTGTGTCCAGCTCTCACGGATTCTGCCCGGATCTTTCAGTACACCCGGATGCTCCAGCACCCCACTTGGGGATGCTCCGTTCTGGAAGAACCTGCTGCCGTACTCTTCTGTTGCTATCGCTAAGCCGATCGCATTTCTTGCCATCGCGATGGGCGAATACCCAACGAGGCCGTCATAGGACATAGCGGGTATGTGAAGAACATCCTCTGGATCAAGTTTGACCGTCGTCCTTTTCATGGTCGGCGCATCGGTGTCGTTCATCATATATTCGTAGTAGAGTTTGCCCTTCTCGTCCCTGTCCACATTCATCCGATTTGGCATCAGCGGGTACAATGCAACCACATCTCCCTTCCCGTTACGTATCACCTGGGAGTAGGAGTTCCCCCACAGAAGGAGGCACGTAAGCATCGTCTCCCGGAACACAAAACTCGTCATCTCCGGGTTAGGCTCGTCGTGAAGCAGGAAATATAGCGGGTGACCTACCGCCTTTTCCTTTCCCCCTGAATCGTTATATTGATATAGGTGAAGCGGCAGACTTGCCATTGCCTCTGAAATCACTCTTACGCAAGCGTGGACGGCGGTCATCTGCATGGCTGTCTGCTCATTCACGCGCTTTCCAGATGTGCTTGACCCGAACAGGAAGCTATATGCACTGCCATTTGTCCTGTTCTGCGGCTTATCCCTAGATTTGAAAAACTCAGATATGATACCCATAAATCCTCCCATTAGAAAAGCACCTCCGAAGAGATGCTCCACTTTCTCTATGATTGTTTGTTCTTTAGTTGCCGCCTGATTTCTACCAGGTCCTCTTCGGCCCACATCTCATATTCCATGAGCTCTTTAGCAAGCGCATGGATCGCAAATAAAAATCGGGCCTTCGATTCCGGAACATCGGCTGCTGTTTCTAACGCAATCGCCTCAATAGCATCCGCATTTGTCGCAATGACAGATAAGCTTTTTTCGACATCCTCTACATACGATAGTGCATCTCTTCCTTCTGCGTTAGGGGTTAGCCGAAAGGGTCTTATACCATTAGGCTCGCAGAGCTCCATGCCTAGTTGCATGGCATGAAGAAGATCGATTTCTTCTCCACCCGCACTTGCTATCTCATCCTCGAGATCTTCTCGTCTCCACCCATCTGCACCGTTATTCTCCTTTGCATACTTGAGCATCGCAAGATGCAATGCTTCTTCGATTCGTTCCTGTGTCAACATGACCGTACTCTCCTTTCAAAATATACCTTCTACCTAATCAATATTTTGTGCGGAAAGTATACCGTGACGGCAGTAGCATGGCAAGTTCAAAGTTGGCGAAATGTCGTATTTTGTCATTTTTACCTTAGAAATTGCAGTTTTTATGTAAGTGGCCTTTTTTATCTTTGAAAAAAAAGCACCTCCAAGGAAGTGCTTTTGATAATAACGATTGTTCTGTGAAGACGTGTATCCTCAACTACCCCTCAAGTTCAGTCAGTGCGTCAATGATCTCATTCTGAAGCTTCTTCTGCTGGGATGCCTTTAATTCGGAAGACGTTCTGACAAGGCAGGTACCAACTACTATATGTGATCCCGATGACAGCCCTCCAGTACTGTCAAACCCTGCAAGATACTCTTCTCTCGTTTTGGCCTCATCATTTGTCGAATAGACTTCGATGCTTCCGCCTCCGTCTGTCCCGTCTTTTATCGGCTTTCCAGTATACAAATCATACGGATCTTTTACCATAGGACTTGAGAAGTAGATCTGCGCGGTATAGCCGCCTTGCTTTCCGAGCATCCCATTTGGGTCATTGTCCTCCGTGACTGCAGCCACCTTTTTGATATCTTTGACTTTCTCCAGACATTTGATAACGTACTTCTCGTCGGGAGCCGTCACTAGTTCACATTTTCTTTTACTGATATCCAGTGCAACGGTAGCATCCTCGACTTTTTTAATCGGTTCTTCGTAATCGATTCCCTTGAGTTCTTCTGTCGCGGAATTGATTTCCTCAAGTTCTTTTGGAACATCAGGTGCTTCAAAAGAGATTGCTTTGGCCTCTTTCACTGCATCTTCAAGTGGTATCTGATCGTCTTCGTACAGTGGCGGTCGTTCGTCCTTCAGTAGTGTCTGAGCCTCTTCGACAGCCTTATCTCTTTGATCGATTTGGTCTTGGATCCTCGTCACTTCCGCATTAAATGCATCGATCGCTGCTTGCTCTTCTTCAGATGGTCCGCAGCCAGAAAGAAATACACCAGCTGAAAGGGTCAGAGTTAAAATAGCAAATAGCAGAAATATCTTTTTCATGTTCCCTCCTAATCACCGTATTTCTTTGGAATTATGTTCTATCACCAGTATACAGCATCAGAAGGATATGTGCCACTATTTTTGCTCTCACATACAAATCAAATAACGAATAGACCCCGGCTGTCGTAGACGGATTCTGAGGTGTCATTTCCACACCGAATCGCACGGTCAAGGCCCATAATCATGGCAATCGCCCCATCGATTTTCTCGGTGGACTTAGACTTATCAGCCTTGATGTTCCCGGCGGGATCTGTTCTGATGTATATGTTATCGACCATCCATGCAAGAGCAGGATTGCCACCATGCGCGAGCCTCTTTTCCAAGGTTAGTTTCATCAATTCCTTTGTCGGCGGTGACATGGAAGCAAAGCCCTGGCCAAAGGGAACAACCGTGAACCCCATTCCCTCCAGGTTCTGCACCATCTGCACAGCTCCCCATCGGTCAAAGGCTATTTCACGGATATTGAACTTTTCACCAAGGCGCTCGATAAACTTCTCAATGAATCCATAGTGTATGACGTTGCCTTCGGTGGTCATCAGCAGACCCTGTTTCTGCCACTTGTCATATGGCACATGATCACGCCGGACACGTAAGTCAAGGGAATCCTCCGGGATCCAGAAATACGGGAGCACCATGTATCTGTCCTCCTCATCAAGCGGCGGGAACACGAGCACGAAGGCAGTGATATCCGTTGTGGACGACAGGTCAAGCCCTCCGTAGCACACACGGCCATAGAGTTCCTCTTCCCGAACAGGGAATGAGCATTTCTTCCATGCCTCAGACGGCATCCAGCGAACCGCAGATGAGACCCACTGGTTCAGCCGCAGTTGCCGGAAAGCGTTCTCCTCGCCGGGATCCTCCCTGGCCGATTCATAGGCCGCCTTCACCTTATCTATCCCGACTGTGATACCTAGGGAAGGATTCGCCTTTTTCCAGACCTCCGGGTCCGACCAGTCCTCATCCTTCTCTGCGCCGTAAATGACAGGATAGAAAGTCGGGTCATGCTTCCGTCCCTCCAGAATATCCTTTGCCTTTTGATGCACCTCATAGCATATGCTGTTGGTATCGGTCCCGGCAGTCGTGATCAGGAAGAACAGCGGCTGTCTTCTGCTGTCGCCGCTGCCCTTGGTCATGACGTCATACAACTTCCTGTTGGGCTGGGTATGCAGCTCGTCAAATATGACCCCGCTTGTGTTGAAGCCGTGCTTGTTGGCCACATCCGCAGACAGTACCTTGTACTTGCTGTTGGTCGGGTTATATATGATCGTCCTGGTGGACTTCTGAATCGTCACCCGGTTCCGTAGGGACTTACACAGCATCACCATATCGACTGCAACGTCGAATACGATCTTCGCCTGGTTCACATCGGCGGCGCAGGAATATACCTCTGCCCGCTGCTCACCATCCGCACACGTAAGATACAGTGCCACCGCCGCTGCGAGCTCACTCTTTCCCATCTTCTTTGGAATCTCAACATACGCTGTCGTAAACTGGCGATAGCCGTCCTCCTTAAGCGTTCCGAACACATCACGGATGATCTTCTCCTGCCAATCGATGAGTTCGAATGGTTTGTCATACCACTCGCCCTTCGTATGGCGGAGCTGTTCGATGAATGCCACTGCAAAGTCAGCAGAATATTTGTCATAGTATGAGGTTTCTGCCATGAACCCAGTCGGTGTGTAGTTTTCTAATTTTCTCACCATCTATCTCCGCCCTCAATGCCTATATTTAAAAAGGAGCCTGTCAAGGCCCATGCTGTTTTCGTTGTTCATTTTGTTATGAGGCCTGTCCAATCGCCCAGGCGATCGCGTGGCCGTCATCCTCAAAGTATCCTTCGCTGATCTCCCTGATCCCAATCATGCCTTCGCAGCTTGTGTCTTCCGTAAGGAATTCGTAGACCGCTCCGAAGTGGCTTGCTTTTCCCCCTCCTTGGTAGAAGTATCCTGTAAGGAGGATCTTGTCTCCGTAGGTCAGTACCTTGCCGTCCATCCCGCTGAATCTCATCTCAAGGTCTTCCGGTGTGGCCGGGTTTGGCAGCCTAAGTTCCCTTGCTCTGTCATTCATCTTCATCGTCTTGTCCCTCCTTATTATCTTGCAAACCAGTTTTCGTAAGGTGATTTTACCCCAAGCTGCTTGCTGTATCTGTTTCTGGTGGCGATCAAGAAGGTCTTTCTCTTGATGTCCTTCTTCTCTTCTTCGATCTTTCTGTCGAGTTCCTTCAGGGTCTTCATGGTGATTCTCATCGCTTTTTCCTCCTTGTCTTTTGGTATGTGTATATTCGCTCTAATCGGAGGAAATATCAAGTCATTTCGAGCACATTTATTGTCTTTTATCAGAGACAATCCGGGCAAAGAAAAAAGGCCCTGAAGCCTTCATTCTTGCCTTGTCATTTCCCACAATAGAAATAACAACCAGTTCCCCTGTCTCTTTTCAGATTGTGCTATTTCCTTCTATCAACGTACCCCTTTGGAGGCTTTGCGTCTTTTGGGATATGCCACGGACTTCCTTTTGCATCTTGGTTTGCACCTTCTATTTTATCCTCGCGACACCATTTTGCTACAGTTGCCTGTTTACATCCCCAGATTTCAGCGAATTCTTTTGTTCCAATCGAATCACTCATTACTCTTTCTTTCTCCTTTACGATATGAATCGTCCCCATTCTTAATTTTCATGTTTTTATAATCAATCTCCATCTCTTCAGGTGGTCCAATATTGGGATAGTTAGGCTCATATGTTTCAAAAGCTATCGTGTTGCCATCTACTGACCACCTACCATATTCAGAGCCAAGCGTTCTACCGTCATCAAGCTCCGAGATACAATACCAAGTCCCGTCTTCATCTAGAACAAGTTTTTCGTACGCGACATATTCATTACCAGTGTTACTATAATACCCGATTTCCATTCCAGACCAGGTTCCAGGTATATCTGCTTCTGTGTTTTGTTCTGCATTATTTCCACAAGCTGTCAATACAAATATCAGACAGACACAGATTAAAACATTTTTTATTATATTCTTCATTAAAGGATCTCCTCCCTGGACACTTTTTTTTTAATATATCACTTCCCCCCCCCTGTCAATATTATCCAGCGATCCCAATATTCGATTATCATAGTAAAACCTACAGGAATGTTCCTACAGACCGCAACTCATTCAATCGATTAATTCAAACACTGCTTGCCACCATTTATCCTCCTATGCCCTCTGGACATCTACCAGCCACTCTGCTTCCGGGTGGCTCTCGCCTGTGGCTTTCTCTACGATGCTGCTGTCTTCGTCGATGTAGCAAAGCGCCTTTCCGACCTTGATGAATCTCACGTTCTCGTAGCCTGTGATGTTTGTTCTGATCACTCTTGCCGTCCTGCTCTCGCCGTCGTAGCTCTTGCCGTCCCACCCGTTGAAGGTGAAGGTGATCTTCTCTGTGGTCTTGCTGAAGTTCTGCTCGAACTCTTCTCTGGTGATTGCGGTGTTGCTTTCGATCAGGTTCAGCTTGTTTCTCATCGGGTATGCGTTTGTCATGGTCTTGTCCTCCTCGGTTTTGAATGTGCGCTTTGCTTTTGTTGTACACATATTCGCTCTTTTCGGAGGATATATCAAGTATTATTATTCACACTTCTCGACTTTTATTCAATACAATTTTCTCGTCATCAGACATATTCAACACGCCTGTCAGTTTTCTGGAACACCCAGAAATAGCAGTGGTATTTTCGTGCATGCTTCTGGTTTGCTGCTTGCCAATCTGCAATGATCCGGTTCCTTGCCAAAAGTACAAACAAGTCTTTTGGATAGAACCCCGTTTCTACTGCCCTGTCCATTACGAACACATGCGACATATATTGTTTGCCGCTGCTGACCTTATCCTGGCACTTGAAAATCAGAACACCATTTTCTTTCAGCACCCTGTATGCCTCCAGGATTATGGCAGAGTAAAACCGATGCAAACTCTTCTCATCTGGGAACACCCCAAACCTTCGGTTGATCTTGTTTCCTTGTCCATCACTCAGACTTTTACCCTTTGTCGCAAGAAAAGGCGGATCAAGCATCATGCAGGAAATGCTACAGTTTTTCAGCGGAAGATGCCGGGCATCTGCCCAGATCACACCCTCTGTCTGAGGAGCAATATCAAATTTCAATTTTGGTGCCATTATAAAAAGCTCCCTTGCTGTAGGTTGGATCACAATCGATCTTCTTCCCAGGCACGTGGAGCCTTAATATATTTTTGATTATTTCAGACTGGTCGTAGCTGATGCTGGTGACCAGTTCATTCTTTTTTGTTGTCATGGCCACCCCTTACAGTTCGTCCGATCTCAGTCATGCTATACGAGAACAAGAGCCCTTCAGCCCTTGTCCTGCTGTTTTCTTATCTGGTTGTGAAGGCCAGGCCCAGGATGGTTTCCTTCCCCATCCAGCTGTCTTTCTCGAAGGTGACCGGGCCTTCCATCTTGCAGCCGTTTGCGATCAGCCCGTGGATGTTCTCCATCACCGCTGTGGACTGGTTGGTGTAAATGAATCTCTCGATCCCCGCTGCTCTGAGGGTGTCTGCGAAATCCGTAACCTCTTTGTCCCAAAGGAAGTCGTCCATGATCACGTTTTCGAGGCCTTGTTCCTCGCTGTGTCTGCAGGCTCTGTAGGCCTTCATCTGACCTCCTGTGAAGGGGAATTCGATCTCCTTGTTGCTTTCCTTCCAGGCTTTGTACTCTTCGCTGTCCCAGCCCTTTTCCTTGAGGATGTCTTTCTTTTCCTGTTCCCACTTTGCCTTTTCCTCTTCGTACTCTTTTCCGATTCTCTCCATCTCTGCGAAATATGTGTTCATCATTTTGCTCTCCTCCTTGGGTATGTGTTCTTTGGCTTGTGTGTATATTCGCTCTAAAAGCACATAATAGCAAGTCATATTTCGCAGATAGATTGTTCTTTATTCGATACTATTTGTCTGACAACCGGTTAATCGCAGCAAGGATTTCTTCCTGGTCATGGATGTCAATCCCATAGTCTGCAAGCGCCTCCCTGGTCCCGCAGTTAGGACAGATCAATGTCTTGTTATCCCGTCTGGAAAGTGCCGGATGCTCCGTCAGTGACTTACCACAGATTGGGCAGATTTTCCGAACCATGTCCTCTCCATAGATCACATTCAGCGTGCTCCCGTTATCCCAGTTCACCATGATGCTCCCGATGTCGTCAACACCAGTCACGGTACCTTCTGTTCCTACCGGAGGAGCTTGTGGATCTTCCATCCTCTCAAGTGCAATCCTTGTCCCGGCCGGGTAATCTTCTTTCAACTTTTCGACTACAGTACGTGAAACTCCGAACATTCCTGCTCCCTCCTTTCGCGTCTGATCTTTTCCCATTTCGTTTTCTGGGCATCTGCCTGCTTCTTGGTTCGAAAAGCAGTATTTCCAGAAAGATTTCGAAGTAAGATGGCCCTTGCCGCCTTATACTCTTCTCCATTCATCCCCGCTGTCACCAGCCAGTTTCTGAATGCGTATTTCTCGTTTTCCGGGAGCCCGATCCTCTCTGGCCGGATCCTTTTCTTTGCTACCGCTTCCCTGCTGATCAGCTCGACGAGTCTCATATATGCATCAACAACGCCGGGCTTGTCCGTGGCTTGGAATCCCGTGAAGATCACCTTCTCTTTGGTAAAGACAATTCCTGAATTGATCTCGTTGCCGCCGCAGCTTTCCAGGATCTCCATGAACTCATCTGTCCACTTTGGCCGCAGGGCATCGAGTTCAGCGATAAAAGTCTGCGAGATTTTGAAGGCTCCCTTTCTCCCGCAGATCTTGGAAAGAAGCTCATCTTTGGAATGGATCCGGAAGACAATGTTCATCAGGCTTTTCCCATTATGGTTTGCAATCGGAATACTGATTTCAATGCTCTCTGGATCTGTAAACACATCCTCGATAGCCCCCTTTGCGATGAGCTCTCTAAGAAGGCCCTCGTCCACTTCCTCATCTTCCGCTTCTAAGATCCCTTCCCTGTTGATCCGGTAAGGGCCTATCACGTAGTCGAAGGTTGGTGCTCCCTTGTATTCTTCCTTTACACCCAGGTGCTTTTCCAGGGCTGTCACCAGGTCTTTTCTGTTTGGTAATGTGCATCTTGCTTTCATGATCGTTTCTCCTTTCGTTTCGGTGTGTTATATACATCACTCTAAACGCCATAAATAGCAAGTACTAATTTTCACTTTCTGACTTATCTATTTCAGCCCAATACAATGCTTTCTGCTCTTCCCGCATTTCGTAGCATCGGTTGATTTCTTTGATAGCCTGTTTTCTATATACACCGAGAAGAGATCTGGAGACATCATACTGATCAGCGATTTGGTTCCATGTCAGTTCACCATCAAGCATTTCAAAGAGGATATCTGCTTTCTTTTCCCCCATTTGCCGGATACAGTATTCGAAAAAGCAGATCTCGTCATCCAGCTTTTTGTATCGGTCAAGTAAGAAATTAAGCCATCTCTTATTTTCTTTTCCCACGACTTCTTCAGATATGAGCGCGATTGTCTCCGTTCTACGCGATATTGAATTTTTACTTTTTATCCCGTCGTCATTATGGGCAAAATTAAGTACGTCGATTACATCCTCCTGGCTAATTCCCGTGAAATGTGATATTTCATAGGCCGTCATTGACAACTGTTTACACATTTCCTTGTACTTCTTAAACATGTCTTCTGCTCTCATTTTCCCTCCAATCGTCCTCTGTACATATGGCGTTCGTACATATATAGCCGTACAATTGGAGGAATAGCAAGTCCTTTTTAATCTGTTTCGCGTACCTTTTTCACCACATCAACAAACATGACTCTCTGGCCGTTTCTCTCGCACCAGACATTTTCTGAATCACCTGTATCCTCGACATACCGGCGAAGGATGACCGATGCGTACTTCTCGTCCAGCTCCATCATATGACAGATGCGGTTCATGGCCTCGCACGCCATCATGGTGGATCCACTGCCGCCAAAGGTATCCATCACGATCGCATTCTCCTGCGTGGAATTCTTGATCGGATACGCTAACAAATCCAGTGGCTTGCTGGTTGGATGATCCGCATTTCTCTTCGGCTTGTCGAAATTCCAAATTGTTGTCTGCTTCCTGTCGGAATACCACCTATGCTTTCCATCTTTCAGGAACCCGTACAGCACCGGCTCGTGCTGCCACTGGTAGTCGGACCGGCCCAGCACCAGGGAATTCTTCACCCAGATGCAAACCCCGGCCAAATGAAAACCAGCATCGATAAACGCCTGCCGGAAAGTAAGTCCTTCTGTATCAGCGTGGAAACAATACATGCTCCCACCTTTTTCAAGATGCTCCCGCATATTTTCAAATGCTCCGAGAAGGAATTGGTAAAACTCACTCCCCTTGATGCTATCGTTTTGAATAGTGAGCCCAGAGCTGCTTTTAAACGATACGCCATAAGGGGGGTCTGTGAGGATCAGATTTGCTGTCTTCCCGTCCATCAGAGCATCAACGTCCTCACTGCTCGTAGCATCACCGCACATGAGGCGGTGGCGCCCGACCGTCCAGATATCGCCGCGCTCTACAAAAGTTGCCTTTTCCAAGGCAGCATTAAGATCAAAATCATCATCCTCGACATCATCATCATCTCCGGCACCAAACAGATCAGCCAGTTCCTTTTCATCGAACCCGGTGAGCATCGGATCATAGTCCATTTCCTCCAGTGCCTCTATCTCTGCCCGGAGAAGTTCCTCGTCCCATCCGGCATCCATCGCCATACGGTTGTCAGCTAGGATATAGGCCTTTCTCTGTGCCTCGGTCAGATGTTCTGCAAAGACGCAAGGAACTTTCTTGATCCCCTCTTCCTTAGCAGCAGCGATCCTCCCGTGGCCTGCCAGCACATTGTATCCATTGTCAATGATGACGGGATTGATGAATCCAAACTCCCGGAGAGAGGCTCTGAGTTTCATTATCTGCTCCGGCGAGTGCGTTCTAGCATTATTCACATATGGAACAAGCTTGCCGATATCGACAAGCTCCATCTTCTTTGTTGTATTCATAGCCACCTCTCTTTGTTGCATATAAAAACGCCTCTGGCTTAACCAAAGGCGCTTTGTAAGATGTACAATTCTGTTTTATTTTGCTACGTATCCGAACATATCTGGTGTCAGTTTGACCTTATAGGTCGTATCCCAATATTTTTTCGCACTGGTATCACTGTTGTATGCCGTCATACCGAACTCAAAGGTATGCCCCTCTGATAATTTTATTATCTTATCAAATTCTTCTGCGCTTTTCCTGAATGAACAAAATGCTGTCAATTCTTCTTTTGCAGGTACCGTTAAATAGGCAAAGCTGTGTGTACCATCTGTTTCAGCAATGCATTTTGTGCCACCATCCATGACAGCAGACTCTCCCTGCTGATACGACGATATTTCATCTTTACTCTTATTTTTGATCACTACCGTAATCATTCCATCTTCATCATTATATCCAGTTATTGACACACTCAGGTGTTTATTATCTTCTAATACGACCGGGTATGCCTTTTTAGCAAAACAGTCTTTGCAGTATCGAGCACCTTTGTATGTGAGGAACGCACCACTACCCTTCACTGCAGGACTTTTACACTCAGCGCAATACTCGACGCACTCTGCCCCATAGTAGTTTCCTTCGATTTCTATTTCCTTATCTTTTTCTATTTCTTTGCCGCAGTTCTCACACTTCTTTGCGCAGCCACATAAACAAAAAACTGCAATAATAAGAAGTCCAACAAGTAACGGATTCCTCTTCTTCATAGTTTGCCTCTCTTTCTTCAATCCAATACATTACAAATTGATTATATCACATAATCCACATGAAGTGTATGTTCGTATTACATTTCTTGCTAAGTAAGGATCATCCAAATCTGCATTTACAAAGGGACCTACTAATTCAGACGATTCTCTTTGTTACTCCCTTGAGCGCAGCAAGCGCTCCATCAGATCGTCCTGCGGGTTCGGACCGGTAAAGTCCGTGCTGCAGTTTTCCTTGACGATCTGAAAGATCTCGTTCCAGAGCCGGTTCGCCTGATTCATATAGTTGATCCCGATGTTCACAAATGGCGATGGAATCGGTTTCTGTGTGGTCGGATGCTTACTGAGGAACCCCAGCTTATTGGTAATCTCCTCACACTGAATCCACCGGGCAGAGCACATGGCATATCGTTCAATCATCTGCGGTGAGATCATTCCGGCGCACCCGAGCTTCTTCAGCCACTCCCATGTGTCTTCATAGATTTCCTTTGCCTGCAGCGGATTTCCATCCCTCTGATCTGCAGATAGAAAATCATGTGGCTTTGGCATCTCCACGCCTTCCATATCCGGGATATCTAGGACCTGAATCGGCCTTCCTCCCGGGTTTCCGTTTGCCGCCTTCTCACTGGCGGCCTTCTTTTTACGGCCAGCACCGGGTCTTTTACCTCCCCGGCCGCCCGTATTATTCGATTTTGTTGGCATCTTTTTCGCCGCCTCCCTTAAATACCCTTTTGATTTCGCCTTTTGCACACACGGAGGGCCGGCACCGTTCCCGGAAGGCCCTGCCTCCAGAGATTTCTACCGCCCCTCCCGTCAAAAATAATTGTCAGTTTTCAATCTTCGGACTATAATGTCTGTACAGGGTAAGGCTTTGCATGGCTTGGTATGGCATGGTTTGGTGAGGCTCGGTAAGGAAGCTATTACTTCGTTACTGAAAGGAGCGTCACGTATGAATAACAAGTCAATCGAACAACGTCTTAGAAGACACCTGTACAGGCAGGGCTATCAGCTGCGTAAGTCCCGTGCAAAGAACTGGTCACTCGATAACCAGCTTGGTTTCATGATTGTAGATCCTTACTACAACATCGCTGTCGCTGGTGCTCGCTTTGACCTTTCCCTCGAAGAGGCGATGGACTTTGCTGAATTAAGCTAACGCCACAAGGGGACTGCATTTAATCTGTGGTCCCTTTTTTATTTCCCCATCGGTCACCCCGCTTCGCATGGATGCGGGAGTGACACGACTTGCACAGGGATATCAGATTGTCCGGATCATGTGACCCACCTTCTGCCAGCGGAATAATGTGGTGGACTTCTTCAACCGGAACAAGCACGCCTCGTTTGAAGCACTCCTCACAGAAGGGATGCTCCTTCACGTACCGTGCGCGGATACGTGTCCACGCTCTCCCGTACCTACGGCGTACAGATTTGTCTCGTCCGTACTTCTCGTAGGTCTTTGCTTCTTCCTTCGCGTGCTCCCGGCAGAACCTTTGGCCTGCTTCCACAAGCTCTGGGCAGCCTGGGTACGCACACGGATGCTTTGGTTTGTATGGCATTAGCTATCCTCCAGCTTCTCGATGTAACGATTCAGATACCACACAGCTTTCCGGAGGTCCTCTGCCGTCTTTTCTGGATCTTTCTTTCCAGCCCGGCTGATGTATTTCACAGCATTGCCGAGGTGGTACCCCAGTTTCTTATCCTCAATGAAGTCTATGACCTCAATCGAGCCGTCCGTATAATGCGCCGGACGATTCACGTTATCGTAATCCATCGTTCTCTCCATTCATGACAAAACCCCGGAAGGATTGTTAGTCCTCCGGGGTATTTTTCTTAGTATAACTATATCACAGAAACAGCATGCATGGTAGTGCCAGAGACTGCCAACTTTAAAAAATTCGAACTTTTTTTAGCGCTTCCCCATGAAGCCGGTAAACAGAGCGAAGGCTCCGGTGCATCTCAGAAGCAATCACCTCCCACTTCTTAAATTCCAGGTATCTCTTCTCCAAGACTATCCTCTGCTCTGGATTTTCAACCTCAGAAACAACAGTCATGATCTCCGCCTTTAGATCAAGTAGCTGCGACATCTCCGCATTGATCCGATTTTCCAGATCCACGATCTTTGCTATGATGTCTTCCCTTCGATGCGGGTCAGGGGTTCCAGTGAAAGGGACTAAGCTGAATGTTGTCGTTGCCTTTTCCGCCAGCGCGTTGAGTCTTTCAAGATGTTCCAGCTTGCTGTTGATGGCAACGTCTGCTATGAACGCCTGGTTCAAATATTCTTTTGCTGTCATTGTATCACCTCCCTAACATCCCCAATCTCTGCCTTCACTGCTTCGATCAGCGCCGACTGCGTATCGTCTTTTTTCTCAAGCACCTTCAGGATCCTCTCGTCGACGGTCCCCTTTGCCACGATGTGCATGATCACCACGGTTCTCGCCCTCTGACCTTGTCGCCAGAGACGTGCGTTGGTTTGCTGGTAGAGTTCCAGCGACCACGTGCTCCCAAACCACACGATCGTGCTCCCGCCGCTTTGCAGGTTCAGCCCGTGTCCGGCAGATGCAGGATGTATCAGGCCGACCGGTAGCTTTCCCGCATTCCATTCTCGCATCCCGGCATCCTGCTCAAGTCCCGCATACTTCACGTGGATCTTGGCAAGACGTTTCTCGATCCTTATGCGGTCATGCCTAAACCAGTAGCATACCAGGATAGGCTTTCCGCCTGCCGCCTCAATGATGTCCTCCAGTGCATCCAATTTCCTGTCGTGCACCGGGAGCACGCTGCCGTCGTCTGTGTAGATCGCTCCGTTTGCCAGCTGAGAGAGCTTAGATGTGAGGGCCGCAGCACTTGCCGCTGTGATCTCCCCTTCCGGAAGAGTCAGCAAAAGATCGTTTTTCAGCCTCTTATAGCGTTTTTCCTCCTCCTCCGATAAGTTGACCAGGCATGTGGTCAAAATACGCTCAGGCATGGAAATATGATCTTCTGCGCGCATGCTGATCGTGATGTCACTGATACGCTTGTAGATGGCTTCCTCAGCTCCTGGAAGAGGCTTGTAGGAATACACGATCATGCCATTGGTCTTGTCCGGCCTGAAGTACGCTTCCCGGTATCTGGTGATATATCTTCCAAGCCTCTCCCCAAGATCGATCAGCCTGAACTCTGCCCAAAGATCCATCAGACCGTTTGACGCAGGTGTGCCGGTTAACGCGATGACACGTTTCACCTTTGGGCGTACCTTCAGCAGGGCCTTGAAGCGTTTAGCCTGGTGATTCTTAAAACTGCTCAGCTCATCAATCACAATGCAGTCATAGTCGAACGCTACCCCGCTGTCCTCCACCAGCCAGCAGACGTTTTCCCGGTTGACGATGGTGATGTCCGCGCAGGCTCTGAGGGCAGATAGTCTCTGTGCCGGCGTCCCCACAGCAACAGCATAGGTCAAGTGCTGCAGATGATCCCATTTCACGATCTCATCCGGCCAGGAGAACTTCGCCACGCGGACCGGCGCGATGACAAGCACCTTCCTGATTTCGAAGCTGTCAAAGAGAAGATCCGAAAGCGCTGTCAACGTGATGCTGGTCTTGCCAAGACCCATATCCAGGAGAATCGCTGACTGCGGATGGGTCTTAATAAACTCGGTCGCATACTTCTGATAATCATGTGGTTTGAACTTCACTCGGCATCACCTCCTTCATCATGTCCGTTATGCCTTCCATGCTGTCGATACAGAAGACCTGAAATCCAAGTGCCTCCAGCATTTCCTTTCTCCGCATCTGCAGAGGCCGCATCTTCCTCCCTGGTGCCTTGAGCTCTGCAAAGCACATCCTTCCTCCAGGCAGCAGCACGATCCTGTCCGGCACTCCGCTACATCCGGGGCTGATGAACTTGAGAGCAAGACCGTCGGCAGCCCTGACCTCTCGCACCAGTTTCTTCTCAATATCTCTTTCGCGTAAAGCGCTCATCTGTGTTCTCCTCCTTTTGTCTTGCCAGTCCAATGCAAAACACAACTCTCTCAGACACGAAAAGCCTTGTCCCATGGGCGTTCAAGAGTATTGTCCTATTGTCACTACCCTATAGATATATAAAGTTATATATACAAATTAATATAAATAAATATATACTTTATTTTGTTTATATATAGGGATGTGTGACAATGTGACAAAACCCTGAAATCCACTGTTCCCAACGGTTGTGCAGTCCCGAATTTATACCATATCACCTGTACTATTCGGACAAAACGGACGGGTGGGTAACATATTTCGGGAGTGGTGGTCTGCCTGCCGTATATGTCTTTTCCGGCTGCCGAATGATGTAACCATAATCGTCGAGGAAATCCAGGATGGGTTGGATCTCTGCCGCAGTCTTGAAGGTGCGACATGCTCTCATTGCTTTCCTGCGATCGAACTCCTTCATCCCTTTTTCCCTTATTTTCTGCAGGATGAGGTCTGCCTGCTTATACATGGCCGACTCAGGAACCACATCGTATACGGCCAGGGCATGGCTCAGGAAGTATCGCCCGAGCCTGATCGCATTCGACATCGTCTTTTCATCCACGACCAGATACTCATGGTCCCGCAGGAAATCCTCCGACCGGTAAACACTAGCTCTGCATAGCAGTCCTGCGATCCGGAGCGTGTTTCCCACAAGCTTTCCGGCCCAATCAGATATCTCGGTATAATCCTTTTTCAGCTTCGGCTCGAGCTCCTCCGCAAAGGCTGTCAAAAGTGTCGATGCGCTCGTAGATAGAGCGATGACCTCAGGTTCCGCAGGGTACTCTTCCTCCAGCATATTGATGATCTTGCTCTCATATCTGCGGTAAATCTGCTCAGATACCGACCTACTCTGGAACTTCCGCTCGCCGACCGTAGAAGTCGGCAGGCAATAGAGGAAACGCGCTGTCAATCCCCGCCCCCGAAATGTCTTGTTGCTCAGGACATCCGAGACCACCTTCGGCTGCGTCATCAGCAGGATGGTGAGCGCAGGATGCATGATGCTTTCACTTTCCCGGCCGATACGGTCCATCCTTATGGTGTCTCCGGAGTAACCTTTCAGCATGACGTCGATATTGACATTCCGTGTATAGATACCGGCAAGCGTGTCAAAGATGCCGCCCTCGCTTGATATGAGCGCTGCACGTCCATCATTGGATGCCATGACGGATACCAGTTTTTCTGTCGTAATATCGTCCACATAGAGCCGAAGAGGCTTCCTGACCTTATAGGCCGCGATTTCATCAGCGATCTTCCTTATCTCATCCGGCTGTGCTTTTCCCTTTGCCACCATGTCTTCTACGGACTTTTGCCGACGTTCCAGGATACGCTTTTGCATTTTGCTGCTCTCCACTTCTCCGGCATGGCGCTGGTTAAATTGAACCTCATAGTCATCTGCTGGGGAGACGATCGCATGCAGCACAGCAGATTTTCTCTCTGACGGACTTGCTATGATGTTCGTGAACGTGTTAAGCGGCTCGATCCAGTCAGGCTTCCCCTGAACGACGTATTTCCCCTGAATACACACCGATATGAGGGACAGGACGGCAGTTCCCGCCATGTCTACAGGAGTCTGGGTGCTTTCCGCTACAGCACAGATGTAATCTGCGATGTCCAGTGGTAGCGCATCTACCGGAAATGCCTCAATGCTGTATTTCCCAAACGGTATCGGCTCTTCCCCGGATTCAGTGAAAGACTCGAACTCCTTCTGCGCCTCTGCGAGCTTTTCCTGCTGGATCGTTTCGCAGACCAGCTCATCGCTTTCCGCAAGACCGCACATCTTCAGGAAAGAAGTCTTTTCATCCTCTTCCCCGAATCTGTGCACCCTAACAAGATCAAAGGCATTCAGAAGTCTTCCCCCAGCAGGATCGGTAGCATGGTGGGAGTAGCAATATTTGTCATCATAGACGACCACTCCCGCGCTCCCCTCACCAGGAATATAGTCGTAGCGGCCTTCTACCGTAGACTCTGCATAGACACTTCCCAGGAACTTTCTGATAGTCTCCTGGATCGTGTACGTCCGGCAGAAAGCACCGACCGTCCCATCCTTTGAAAGAGGATCCTCCTGCTTCCTGCCGTCCGACACGCGCACCGCCTGCTCCCTACTTGATGCCGGGAGCATGGAGCAGTCCCTCCAGTTCGGGTGCTGCTCCAGGTACTCCATCGCGTTCAGGAACGGCCCGGGAATGACTTTACAGACATACTCCACATCAGCAGGCGTGGTCGGCCAGAACATCAGCTGATTGACGCGAAAGGAACAATCATCAAACTGGTCGATCCCCCACTCTGCAGCATAGTATCTTGCCACCGCGACATAACAGTCCGGAGAGATGTCCTTTTCGAACGGGACGATGATCCGGACTCGAGGATCTTGCGGCGTGCTCCCATGAGTGGTGTAGATCGCCGCCGCGTGCTTGCAATGCTCCGCAAAATGCTCTAGGAAGCAGGGCTCTGCCTCATCTGCATCCAGCGTGAGAAACGACCTGCACTCCACGTTCTGCGAAAGCCTGCGACCGTCCCTGAGGTAGCCCCCTACAAACCCACCTTTATCCTTGACCGCATCCTTCTCCGCCCGTCTCATGCTTCGGTACTCTTCTGCCGTTTCATTCGTTTTAATCGTTGTCCTCAGCTTCTCACACAGCGCATCCCAGGTGATAGTAGCGTTCTTCCAGACTTTCGCGTTACTCTTCTTTCCGTAGGCAATCCTTAGTTCCCTCAAACCATCACCTCCTGACACTGCTCATTGAAGTACCTGATCGGCTGCCTGCGCTTCTTCGCTCTTGTGATCTCTATACGCATACCCTCCGAGATAACTTCCCCAAAGACCCAGAGCTCTCGGCATTTGCCCATGAGTACCATATCCATGTAGATGGCAAGATTTCGTTCCTCCAGATCCCGATCATCCATGAACTGCGGATACATAAGCTGCGGTGCCAGCGGGATCATTCCCTGCTCCAGTGCGAACCTGCAGTACCGGCGCACCTTCTCCATGTTGCCCTCCACATCACCAGACAGCGGACTGCAGATGTACACAAGCGGGCGGTATGTTCTTTTGTTATTTGCCATATCTTCCACCTCCTCTGAAAATAGTTAAGACTACCCCTTTGTGAGGTAGCCTTGGCAGAGGGTTAAATCTGACGCTTATCCACGTTTTTTTGCTTTCCCGGCTCTTTTTCTTATGTCGTTGTGTCCGAGAATAATATTTGTGTTATAATGTCCTTATAGTTGATATTCATAACTAAAGGAGCTATGAGGATATGGGACTCTTTAATAAAAAGGAACTTGAAAGAATCGGACAATTAGAGGCAGAAAATGCAAAGCTATCTCAGCAGCTTGAGAGTCTTGGAGGAAAAGACCTTTTTGGAATAAAGACAGAGATTGTACAGCAAAGGGCGATTCTTGCTGGCGTTAATAAAGAACTTGAGGACACACGCCATACTATTGATGTTTTGGGAGAAGAAATAAAAACAAAGAGATCTATTATTTCTGATTTAGATTTGGAGATCGAAATGATGGATTTTGGCCTGTATGAACCTAAGTATAAGTGCATGAACTCCGATGAATACAAAGAACGGATTAAAGAGAATCGGGCACACCAAAAAGCACTGATAAAAAATAAGCGCGCACTGAATTATTCTAATTCCTGGACTCTGGATGGAAGTAGATCCAAAGGAACGGCAATGAACAATGATAATATGAAAATGTACTTACGTGCATTTAATAACGAATGTGATGTACTGATATCAAAGGCAAAGTTTAACAACATCGATCGAATTCTTGATCGTATCCATAAGTGTGCGGATGCGCTTGATAAATTGAATGCCAGAAATCAGATATCTGTAACAGATGAATATCTAAATTTAAAAATTGATGAGCTGTTCCTTGTTCATGAGTACAACACGATTAAACAAGAGGAAAAGGAGGCCATGAGAGCCGCCCGAGAAGAAGAACGTGAGCTTGCTAGATTACAGAAAGAAATCGAGGAGAAAAGAAAGAGTATTAAGAAGGAGCAGAAGCACTACACAAATGCAAAAGAGCAATTGCTCAAACAACTAGAAACAGCGAGTGATCAAGAAAAGCCTGCGATTCTTCAGAAGCTCCAGGAAATTGATGAAACTCTCGATAAGATCGACACCAACTTAAAAGATATCGATTACAGAGAGGCTAACAAAAAAGCCGGCTATGTATATGTCATTTCTAATATCGGATCATTCGGCGAGGGGATTTACAAAATCGGAATGACTCGTAGACTTGATCCCCAAGACCGAGTAGATGAACTCGGAGATGCATCCGTTCCATTCAGGTTCGATGTCCATGCGATGATTTTTTCTGATGATGCTCCGGCCTTAGAAACAGCACTTCATAGGGCATTTGCGGACCGAAAAGTGAACATGATGAATAACAGGAAGGAATTCTTTAAAGTTAGTCTTGATGAAATCGAGAAAGTCGTAAAGGAAAATCATAACAAGCTGGTCGAATTCAATAAGGTTGCAGATGCTGAACAATACAGAGAATCGCTGAAACTTAGAGAACGTGATAATATGCCACTTTAGGATCCGAGCGGCCTGAAGCCCCTCGGGCAGTCCTACACATAATAGGTTGGACGCCTCGAGGGGCCTTTCGCTCTCTTCGTTGATCAGATCAACAGATCAAATCTGACGTTTATCCCAGTTTTCTTTCAGTTTTCTTGCAGCACGTTTGAGCTTCTGGCTGACAGAGTTCTCGCTCATTCCAGTCCTGGCAGCATAGCTCTTGATGCTTTCGTCATCCAGACGGATAGCGATGAACATGTCCGCCCAGTCAGGTTTCTTCGCCAGAGTTTCCCTGATCCATTGGCAGTCCGCTTCATACGCCATGTTTCTCTCACGATCGATCTCGTCCTTCAGGAAGATGCATCGATCCCGTACCTCGTCCATTAGAGGCTCCGAGAAATCCATTTCCTCATCAGTATCGTCCCTACCTGGCGTGTCCTTGCTGTAGCCCCTATGACGATTAAACTTGTGCCAGTTGTTGTACTCCGGTTTGTTGAACTCCTCATCAACTGCCGCTTGTACACGTTTCTCAAACTCTTCCTCAGTCATCTCTTCGTCTGTCTCAGGGCCGATCGACAGCCAAAGCCCTCTTGCCTCCTCTGCGTCTAGTACGATGGTCTGGAATGTGGTGTCATAACGTAATTGAATCTTCATAGCGTGTCCTTTCCGTCCGGGACCAAGGACGGTGGGACACAAGAAAAACCCGCGAGGAAGATGATCACAGGCCTGACATCCGAAAAATGGCACAGGAAATAAACGGTGAGAGCATCTCCACTTCTATCGCTGCCTTTCTGCAGCGGTCTAAGTTTCCTTATGCGTCCCATCGTCCTGATGGCCACTCGGACTAAATGAGATTTAGATTGTTACTTCGAGTGCTTGAGCACCCAGATCGCGCCTCTCTACAAAGACGCCATCTCGATGTTCAGAACACAAAAGGCCGGAGTATAGATTGCGCAAACACAACCCTACTCCGGCCATAATGGTGGCTATTGCCCCGGCGGTCAGTCAGTAAGACTTATTTCCTTCGACCCAATCTCTTCTGGGCCGTGCTTCTTTCCGTTTTTAGTGTGTATAGATCTCCGATATACACCTTCCTGCATTTTGAGCATTGAACCGATATTGTAAGCTTCGCCGTTCCGTCAACCAGTGTCTCGCCCTTACCGCACCACGGGCAAACGAGATGCTTGTTATATTTACCCCTCATGAACGCTCCTCCTTTTTCTGCTTTTACGCCATTTTGCGTAATCGCCGATAAAAAAAACAGCCTGCCACCTGTTATAGCAGCAGGCTACCGTATTATAAAGTATTAGAAGGCTCTATCAATCAGTATATTGTGTCTGTTTACGTACTGATCCTCCGTCATAAGTAATCCCAGTCTTTTCATCTGTATCTCCGTTGCACTACGTGATGCTCCGAAAGCATCAGACACTCTCCTTATGATATCCCCACATCCAAGTTCGAAATCAAAGTCGAAGTCATCAGGCATGACCATGACCGTATTGAGATTCCTTCCGATGTCGTATTCCTTGATAAGGCGAATTGTTTCCTTGCGGAATGCATTCCGCGGCATCTCCAGCGCTGCTGCGAACACATTAGCTTGATGTTCCCTGAAGTCCTCCTGGGTTGTTAACCGTCCCTGGTGTGTCATGGATGATCTTTTGCACATGACCACGCTTCTTGCGGCAAAACCATGCCCATAATCGAAAAAAGACAACTGGTACGGGTCCCTCTTGTACACCTCCGGATGCATCAGGAAGTGACCAGCCTCGTGCAACTCTGTGAAGAGTGCAAACCCTTCTCTCCCTGCTTTCAAGGTGGAGTTGTCAATGATCACAGTGTCAGCCTCTACGGCTATCTCCTTGACACACTGACCCTCCCGGTCAAAGACACGAACACCTTCATCATTAAATACGGTAGCCCCCGCAATCGGGCTCTCATCTTCCTCGTAGAAGATGTCCTGAAAATCGAGGTTGGCTTTCAGATACTTTTCGATAAAGTGAAGTCCATCGATCCTACCAGGATACTCGAGAAGCTCAGGTCTATAATCTGCCAGGATTGTCTCCGCAAAAACAATCACATCAAGATCCCTAACGATCGGTGTCCCATCCTTGTGCCGACGTTTACAGTTAAATCTAATCACTACCTTTACCTCGCTTTCGTTCTAATTCTCGTATAAAGGTCTTCCAATCATCCTCGTTGGCTGTACCCTCGTTAGTCATACGAAGAGCCATACGAGCAAGATTACCGGACTCCGAATACATCATGATGTCCTCAATATCAGAAGGCACCGTCCTCTTCCTTCTTGCCGCCAAATCGTACATCAGAGCTTTTTCTGCTGCATCTAGACCTAATTCGTCAGCCAATGCTTCATAATCGAAGTTATCCGATGGCGTACGTCTGTCCTTCTCGATGTCGCTATACATGGTCAAAGAGATACCAAGCTTCTCTGATACCTCCCGTAGCGTTAAATCGTTAGGCGAATCCAGCCTTTTCTTCCGGATAAACTGACCAAAGGTCATGTTTTGCTCTTTCAT